TATCTCCTGTAGGACCAATATCTCCTGTAGGACCAATATCTCCTGTAGGACCAATATCTCCTGTAGGACCAATATCTCCTGTAGGACCAATATCTCCTGTAGGACCAATATCTCCTGTAGATCCTGTAGGACCAATATCTCCTGTAGATCCTGTAGGACCAATATCTCCTGTAGATCCTGTAGGACCTGTGAATCCTGTAGGACCTGTGTCTCCCGTAGGACCAATATCTCCTGTAGGTCCAATAGTACCCTGAACACCTTGGGGTCCTGAAGATCCTGTAGGTCCAATAGTACCCTGAACACCTTGAGGTCCTGTAACACCTTTTAAACCAGTTGCTCCTGTTATACCAACTGAATTATTTAGAAATAGTAATTCCTGAGTAGTATTTGTTGTAATCACACCTAGCTTTTGAATTACAAATTCAACACTATTTATTGGTGATGAACTATTTGAACCAATTGTAAATGCTAAAATCTTTTCACTTGATAAATATGATCCTCTTGGATTATTAACTGGACTTTGAATCATAGAAATAAGAGTAGACGCATAATAAGGAGGTGATCTTCCATTCTTGATATTAGCAAAAGCAGTATAGTATTTATTTGTTACTGGAGTTGTGTTAATTATATAAGTCATTGAAGAACGAAAAAATCCAGGAAAAAAATCTCCATACCCAGTAGGAACCGTATATACAGTTATAAATGGCATATTATCATTACTGGTTGTTGATGCATTAAATAGCGTTATATATAACCCGAATAAATCTTCAACAGTCATATCTAGAGAAGGAGGTAAGTACCAATTTATTTTAGTTCCGAAAACAGTATTCTTAAAATACCATCCATTAACAGCATATTGATTTACTAATGATGTTGGTGGTTGAGAAGGTGTTATACCATCAGCAGATATAGCTATGCTAGGATATACTAATGTTGTGTTTGTATATAATCCTATCTGTCCAGTTGGCCCTGTAGGGCCTGTAGGGCCAATATTTCCAGTAGATCCTGTAGGTCCAATATCTCCTTTAGGACCTGTATCTCCTGTAGGACCTGTGGGACCTGTAGAACCTTTAGTTCCTGTAGGTCCAATAGTACCTTGAGATCCGGTTGCACCTTTTAAACCAGTTGCTCCTGTTATACCAACTGAATTATTTAAAAATAATAATTCCTGAGTAGTATTTGTTGTAATCACACCTAGCTTTTGAATTACAAATTCAACACTATTTATTGGTGATGAACTATTTGAACCAATTGTAAATGCTAAAATCTTTTCACTTGATAAATATGATCCTCTTGGATTATTAACTGGGCTTTGAATCATAGAAATAAGAGTAGACGCATAATAAGGAGGTGTTCTTCCATTCTTGATATTAGCAAAAGCAGTATAGTATTTATTTGTTACTGGAGTTGTGTTAATTATATAAGTCATTGAAGAACGAAAAAATCCAGGGAAAAAATCCCCAGACCCAGTGGGAACGGTGTATACAGTTATAAAGGGCATATTATCATTACTTGTTGTTGATGCATTAAACATCGTTATATATAATCCTAGCAAATCTCCAACAGTCATATCTAGAGAAGGAGGTAAGTACCAATTTATTTTACTGTTAGAAACAGTATTCTTAAAATACCATCCATTAACAGCATATTGATTTACTAATGATGTTGGTGGTTGAGAAGGTCCTACACCATCTGCAGTTATAGCTAAACTGGGGTATACTAATGATGTGTTTGTATATAATCCTAGCTGTCCAGTAGTTCCTGTATGTCCTGTAGGTCCAATATTTCCAGTATATCCTGTAGGTCCAATATTTCCAGTATATCCTGTAGGTCCAATATTTCCAGTATATCCTGTAGGTCCAATATTTCCAGTATATCCTGTATCTCCTGTAGGACCTGTATCTCCTGTAGGACCAATATCTCCTGTGGGACCTGTATCTCCTGTATGTCCTGTATCTCCTGTGGGTCCAATATCCCCTCTAGGACCTGTAGAACCTTTAGTTCCTGTAGGTCCAATAGTACCCTGAATACCTACTGAATTATTTAGAAATAGTAATTCCTGAGTAGTATTTGTTGTAATCACACCTAGCTTTTGAATTACAAATTCAACACTATTTGTTGGCGATGAACTATTTGAACCAATTGTAAATGCTAAAATCTTTTCACTTGATAAATATGATCCTTTTGGATTATTAACTGGGCTTTGAATCATAGAAATAAGAGTAGACGCATAATAAGGAGGTGTTCTTCCATTCTTGATATTAGCAAAAGCAGTATAGTATTTATTTGTTACTGGAGTTGTGTTAATTATATAAGTCATTGAAGAACGAAAAAATCCAGGGAAAAAATCCCCAGACCCAGTGGGAACGGTGTATACAGTTATAAAGGGCATATTATCATTACTTGTTGTTGATGCATTAAACATCGTTATATATAATCCTAGCAAATCTCCAACAGTCATATCTAGAGAAGGAGGTAAGTACCAATTTATTTTACTGTTAGAAACAGTATTCTTAAAATACCATCCATTAACAGCATATTGATTTGCTAATGATGTTGGTGGTTGAGAAGGTGCTATACCATCTGCAGATATAGCTATGCTAGGATATACTAATGATGTGTTTGTATATAATCCTATCTGTCCAGTTGGCCCTGTAGGGCCTGTTATAGATAGTAAAAATTCAGGTTTTAAACTAACCATACAAGTTCCTGTTGATCCTAAAATACTATTAAATTGAGTATCTTCAAATAAAATAGTATGAATAGCTTTATCAAAATCAATAAAACCAGTATTACCAAACTTAAAATCACCAACATTTATACCTTGTAATGCTTGAAAAATACCTTTATTACTATTATAAGCAAATAATCCAGAATGTGTAATATATAATTTGTTTCCTTTATCAGAACTATTTTCTGAATCATTTGTAAATGAAAATATATTTGTTCCTGTAACAATACCAAACTGTTCTAATCCTGGTGGGGATGCCGAAAATCGTAAGAGAGCTTCTCCTAAGCCAATGGCTGCCATTTTTTATATTTTAACAAGTTTTTTTTGTTTTCAGACAAAAATAATAACATATAGATTAGTTCTGATATTTTTTTCAAAAAAAGAAATGAAAACTGAACGTTTGCAGTTGTAAAAAAATCATTCGGTGAAAACAACACCCACAAAGGTGTCGTTTTTCGTTGTGTCTTCTTGTCGTCATCATTCAGAATGAACTTTATATTAGGTAAACAATACATTTAAAACATCTATATCTTTGTTGAAGAAGAAAAAAAATCCAAATAAATTTTTTTACAAAATAATTACTGTAAAAATGACAATAAATTACATTTTGTGTAAAACACAATCCATTTTAGAAAAGTACGAATGAATACGCAAATGATTTAAAAGCTAAACTTGACAGTTTTAGTTCTGATCATAATGAAATGACAACTGAAGAAACAGTTTCAATTACTGAAATGGCAGATGATTTAATTGATCTTGTAACGTCTGTTTTTTCTCAAAAGAGACAATCTAATGAAATTTTAGATGGGTTAAAGCCAGAGCTTTTTCATCAATTTGTAAAGGATATATCGGCTGGGTCATATCATTCAAATTGAATAAAACTTGTTTTGTTAAGTTTAATTTTGTAATATTTATTATTTTATTAATAATAAATGAAATTTCAAACCAAAAAAAGTTTGTTATTAAATAATATTTTTTTTGGTTTTTTTGAAGAAGATAATTTTAAAATATCTAATATGGAACTGAAAAATATAAATTTTGAATTAAACACGCACAATGATAATCTATATACTTCGTTGAATTTATTACCAATAGATGCGTGGATATTATGCCAAATAATTAAAATAAATAGAGATCATACATTTATAAATATTAAAATACTAATATCTGGTAACTTGAAAATAAAAACGGATACGTTTCCAAATATGATGTTAGTTGATAATTTAAAAAATTTGTATTTAGGATGGGGAAATCTTACAAATATACTGTTAAATAATAATTTATTTCTAAATCAACAATTTAAATCAGAAGGAATGATAGGTATAGCATTTATATCTGTTAAAAAACTAAAAGAATTCAAATCAAAACAAAACTTATTAAAGACTTTGCCAAAAGAGTTAATTCTAGAAGAATTATTACCACATTTAACCGAAGAAGAATTACTACATTTACGTTTAACATCAAAAGAATTAAAAAGATTAGTTGACTTAAAACGATCTGTAGTGATTCGAAATATACCAAACGATTTTGACTTTAGTAAACAAAGTATAGAACTTCTTTGCAATAGATTTGATAAAGATTGTATTTTAAGTCTTGATTTTAAAATTAAAGTTGACCAATATGAAACTTTATATATTGAAAACTCTAATTTGCAATCTTTATTTAGAAAAGGTATAGATGATGTTACTACCAATTTAAAAGATTCTACAATACAAAAATATCTTAAAATAAGTTGCGAGACTTCTTTTAAAAGTAAATTTGGTATGGATTTTTCGGATAAAAAATTAAATTTAATGCATAATTGTATTTCAAGTTTACAAAATATTGTCACATTAGACATTGATTTTGATGGTAATTGGCTTATAAAAGATATAGGTTCTAAATTCTTAAAAATGTTTAGTGAATCATCTATTACATCTTTAAAAATATCAAATGTATTTTTATTATGGAAACCATTCTTTCATTCTATGAAACATATTAAAAGTCTTAAAAAATTAATATTGTCAAATGTTACTTTATTAAATGATTTAAGTAGTATTAATATTAGTGATTCAGAAGAATCAAATCCAGAAGAATTTAATAAAACATTCATAGATTCTCTAAGCGGACTTATCTCATTTGGAATATCTGGCATTTCAGAATTTGATGATGATACAAACATTGTATCATTAAATATAAAAGTATTACCTCTTCTTCAATATCTTTCACATCTTAAATCTTTACAAATACAAACTAATCCTGATCAAGATATGGATCATCTTGCACCAGAATTATCATATCTTACAAAACTTACTTCACTAAATCTTTCTAATAGTAATTTATATTTTGAAAAAGAAGCTGAATCATTGGTGTACATTCTTAAAAATTTAATTAATATTACATCATTAAATTTATCAAATACTGAATTAAATGGAAAAAACTTATCTATATTAATACCAATAATTAGATCACTTCCACGTCTTAAGTCTTTAGATGTTTCAAATAATATGCTTAGTAAAAAAGATATTCAATATCTTACACGACAATTATTATACAAAAAACTTACAGAATTAAACACTGCGAATAACATGTCCGAAGAGCAGCAAGAAAATGTAAATGATCCTGACTAAAATTACATTTTATTCCAACCACTTTCGTTCCAAAGGATCTTGACACCTTTTAATGATTTTACTAAGAGATACCAAAAATTTGGCTGTTTCACTTTTTTTTGTTCCTACATTTTTTAGTTGAAACAATATATTCTCAATTGGAAGATATTCTACCATATCTGGATGCCTTAACCATACTAAATTTATAGTTATTTCTCCAATTATAATATTTATTGGAATCCAAGTTTTTATATATTTTTGACTTATAAATTCTCTATATGTATTTGGATTTGGATTTTCAAGAAGTGTAGGTGATACAATAAGTCCTTTAATTTCTTCAGGTTTTGTTTTTTCAAGATGATTTAAGTATGAAAATACAGCAACTGTTATATATTGTGGTATTGTAAAACTTGAATCCATTGGATCTATTGTAATACCTACTTTTTGCAAAAAACTGTATGGTAAAGTCCAATAATTAACAAATGATTTTTCTGATATACTTATAGCTTCCATAAATTCTGAAAGTTTAGGTGTCATTTCCATTTCCTCATCGTAAAAACTTGTAAACTCTTTTTGACTGTGAACATTAAACATACGAACAATTTGCTCTCTTTTTTTTTCCATCAATTCATCTAGTAGAGAAAAATATTGAACAGATGCACGAGCAATAGAAATTAATCTTATTAGATAAGATGAAGAAACGTTAAATGTTGGAATATTTTCAAAGTTTTCGTACTTAGTAAGCATATTAATTCGACCTGACCATTCATTTAATGCGGGAAGTGCATCTTCAGGAACTTTTATTTGTCCATCAAGAGTATTAATTTTTATATATGGGTTTTCTTTAACTGAGTTCATACTCAATTTTTTACAAGTGTCTCTCTTTTTAAAATAAAATTTAGTTTATTTTAAAATAGTAATTTTTATTCATATGTATTCTTCATATGAATAAGACAACAATTAATTTATTTCCTTCATTTCTGCACCACTCCATTCTATTAAGAGCTCAAGATCGCATAAGAGAGGATTATAAGGTAATTCTTCGTGAAATTTATTTTTATTCAAATTAATTATTTCACGAAATGCTTTTTCTGAAGTATAAGAAAAAAATGGATCTGATCCAATACCAGTGTAATAAATTATAACAATCGAATTAGGATTAATATCCCAGCCCATTGCAGCACCAGTAAGAGATCTTGCACAGTTTCCACAACTTTGAGAAAAGGAATTACAATCTTCATTGCAAAAACAACACTTTCCAATGGTTTGAGTCATTATTTAAATTATCATTTACTTTTTTCTAAAAAATTTCAAATTTTTTTTTTACAATTAAAGTAATACTTACAATAATACTTACAATAATCCAAAAAATAAGAATGACATAAAGTATTATTTTAAAATTTATTCCTTTTTTGTTTATTCTTTCTTCCAATACCATATCTAATATATTAAAAGGTTTTCCTTCATTTTTAGAAATAACAAGATCATTACAAAAAACAACACAATTGTGAAGACCTAACAATTCATCATGTGGATCAGTGTCATATAAAGATGGTATTTCAGATACCCATGGAATACAACGTCCATTTATACATTTAAATTTGTCATGTTTATCTGTCATAACAAAAATAGGAGAAAGAGTAGTTTGTGTCCAATCAGGAGATGTAGATGGAGGTTTTGAGTCAAAGCTTGGAAATACATTATTTTTAAGTAAATGAAAATAAAGAGGTTTTGTATTTGGAACTGGTTGATTATATGTTGTAAAGTATACACAATCATCTTTAATATTATACGGATCTTTCATTAAATACATATCGGTTGTATTGTACGGAACGGATGAAGAAGTTTTAGCACAAAAAATTTTCATACCAACAGGTATAGGACGAAAATTAGGAGCAATTGCATAAAAAGTTCCTGCTAAAACCCAATTTTCTTTCATTTTTAAATCACAGTCAAAACTAACAATACCATTCTTTTTATATTTTCTTGGTTCTCCAATGTATCCTAAAAATGTATTTGTATTTACATCTATATAATGCCAAATACAATAAGGAATAATATCATCGTCAACATTAATCATTTTATTTATTGTAAGGTTTTAACTCAATTTTTAAAATATTTATTCCAAAACAAATTGACTATATTCAGATAAATAATTAAGCCTAGTCAAAACATTTTCTAAAGAAAATGATTCTGGATTTACCATATCAGTGACAGAATATTTTAGTTCTGCTAAATTTCTAGGTACTACAGTGTATTGACAACTAATATAGAGACCCTCCGATCTAGCAATATCAGATATTTCATGATATTCTGATATAAATACTGGTATTGAGGAAATATCTAAACCTTTATGATTAAAAAATCTTGATAACATACTTGATATAACACCTCCCTGGTCTACTAAATCTTTAACTGTTAATTTATTGATAAAGAAACAAGTTGCATTTCCAGTTTGCTTTTGTGTAAAATTATCTGCTGTTTGTTCACTATGTTGCAAAATCAAATATTGATTCGTTAAACTTTCTTGATAATTCTCATACATTTTTACACTTGTTAAATTTTTAAAACATAACTGCAAATGTTCAAACATTTCGTTTTCTATTTTCCTTTCTAATGATTGATCTAAACAAGTTAATATAAATTCTGTTAAAAATGAAGAAATGCTAATTGATATTACACCATTAAAAGAAAAGATAAACAATTTTTGTGTTTTTATTAAATTATTATATATATTATATAACATATTTTGAACACAGAATGTCATATCAAAAAAAGGCATTTGAACAACCAGACCGTTATAATTGGAAGATGATATAGGTTGTGTTATGAACATAAAATTATATTCTGAACTTATTCTACCAATGCTATTTGAACTACCTTTCATAAGATTTTTGTTCATTTCAAGAACTATAAATGATTTACCATCTTTTGTTTCAATTTTAACATTAAATCTATCAGTATGTTTTGTCATTAGACACCCTCCAACTTCATAAGAGATAAATTGATTCTTAACTAGTTTGTCAATAAAATTAATAACGTCGCTCTCTATTTTTATGTTTAACTGTTCAGTTTTTACAAAACCTAATATTTTGTCTGACTTTAGTTTAAATAATTTAATATTGAAATCTATCTTACTTGATGGTGATTGTTTATTATAAACCATAGATATTAATGATATATTAGGAAATATTACTGTTTCAGAAGAATCACCTTGTGTTATTTTTTCTACAGCGAATCCATTTTTAATATATAATGTTGCTGCTGGCATATTATCAGGTACTACACATAACCAAAAATTTTTAGGAGATAATTGAAGTGCATTTTTTATCAATTTATCTCCCACACCTTGTCCTCTTCTTTTTTCCACAAATACACACACATCCCATATTTCAATATACAAAGGTGTTTCTCTTACAAGACAATAACTTGATATTGTTTTGAAAAAATTTTCAGTTGACATATAATTGTACAAATTTTCTAAGTTTAATTCAACATCTGTATCAAAATATGTTCCTTCTACAGTTAATAAAAAAGCTGAATAAGAAAAAATTGTTCCTTCTGCAAATGAAACATTTCCTTCTGCGCCACAATTTTTGACAGAATCTTGTTTTTGTTCAAAAATCCATCGAGTTATATTATTAATTAATACATTTTCGATTGGATTTGAATACTCTAGACATATAAATTTTTGTGAAGAATTTAATATCATTTATATTTTAATAAATATAAATAAATATTTTATAATACTTTGTGTGTGTGTCAATAAGTGTTGTTTATAAATTAAACAATAATTCCATTATTTATTAAAGCAGTTTCTATAAATTCTTTAATGTTTTCTATTTTTATTGTATGTGGTACTTCAATTAAAAGTATGCCATTTTCTCGACATATTCGTCTTTTCATATCGTCTCTATACTTTTGATTTAAAAATGCTTCTTTATTTTTATGAAAAAATGGTATATACTGGTAATGTTGAATGCCATTATATTCAACAGCAATTTTAAGTTCTGGATCATAACAATCAAGCTCTAAATTAAAATCACCGCCTGTAACAGGATTGCGTAAAAAATCAGGCCGGTGTTTATCAAAATTTTTCTTAAATAAAAATTGTAATACTCTTCTACATTCTGTTTCACCTTTGCTCTCTCGTGGCGGTTGTCGAGTAAATTTAGGAGTTAAATAATTGTTAGAATAATTGTTAGAATAATTGTTAGAATAATTGTTATAATAATTGTGTAAATAATTATTTCTAAAGTGTTGTTTAAAATTTTGTTTTATTGTCCATGTTCCTTTTCCACCACTAATTTTTTGATAAATACCAAACAATATAATAAAAACTATACAAAATCCAAGTATTATTTCAAAACCATAATCTTTCCATTTTTGTTTTAACTTTGATAACATTTAGTTATAATAAATAAAGATTTCGTTTAATCAATTTCGTTTATAACAGAATAATTATTAGAAATTGGTTTATTACATACTGGACATGCTGGTTTGTATTTTCCCCATTCCTTTATACATTTTACGTGATAAATATGACCACACTCTAATACAGAAACTTGTTCGTTTTTTCCATATTTATCTGTGCATATACAACATGTATCGTATTTTTTATCAGTAGTGGAATAAAGTTGTGAGCCAACATTAATTTCAATATTATCATTTCTATGTAATTGAAGATCATTTTCGCTATTTCGAATTGCTATGTTAATTGGGTCAAAAATTGGTTCTAAAATATTAATCATATTCATTAATGTAAAAAATGAAGTTTCAATATTTTCAGATTGAGTATACCATTCATTTTCTAATATTTCTGAATAATGTGGACCTTGATGCACACGAAATCGAATGTTTGACATTTTATATTTAGAAACAATTTCTTAATTCATTTTAATTTAATAAAAGGGACTATGGTTCCATCCTAATTCTTCAAATAAGTCTTTACAAATTTCATCATGAAAAAATTTTCTATCGATTGTTTTAAGAATAATGAATTCTTCTTTTTTGCAAGGATGACGATGTCTACGTAATAATTGAAAAAGTACGTATTGAGTATTAATAAAATTTTTACGATTAATATGTTTAAATTTTTTGTCATACAAATCAGTAAGAACATCAAAATCATCAAGAAGTTGTTCTTCCAAATAAGAAATATCGTCTGGTTTAATATCTGTAAAATTATAATGAATAAGATGTACATTTTCGTAATGTTTAGAATATCCAAGTTCTTTTAGAAAAATAAGAACATGATTTTTTGTAATATCCTTAAATCTAATTTCTTTAACTGTTTCTTTTCCTCCGTTTAAAAGATGATGACGATCAAATTGTATTTCAAGATCATCATATATTTTTTGGTGAATAGTACTATTTTGTTTTCCTTGGTATTGATTAATACAATCTCTAAAGTGAACTTTTCTATCATATGTATATTTACATGAAATATTAACTCTATCAATATCAGTGTAAGAAGAATTATGTTTCATTACCGTTTGTCTAGCGTAACATTTTGTACATATATATGTATTTCCGTCAATAATGTCAAATTCTTTTTTATTAGAACAATTTGGACATGATACTTTTTGAGGTTTACTTTTTTCAAATTCAATATCAACATACTTAGAAGCAACTTCTATATAATTTTCTATTATTTTTAGCTTTTCTTTATCATTTTTAACAATCTTACCTATAAAACTTACTTTAACAGGAATTTTTAAAATGTCTTTATATTGTTCTATAAAAGTTACCGTTTCCATAATATAAAAATAAAGTTGTTTTTGTGTTGATAGATCATTTATGTAAATTTGCAAATCATTTTTAGCTTTTTCAAGACTATTTTTTATTCTGAGACGAAGATTTTCGTTTTTTAAAGTTTCTTCTATTTCTTGTAACTTCTCCTTATGTTCATCAAGTTTTAAGAACTCATCCTCAAAATTCTTACGTATGTTGGTATCTATACTCAAAATATCTAGTTCTGACATAGACTTTATTCTTTTAGTTGTCTCATTTAAGCTCGCATTTTGCATTTTTGTTTTTTTAATATTTAAAGTATTTTTTTTGTTAAAAAAATCAAAAATTATCTTGCCCTAATATAAAACAATGTCATCGATCTCTACATCAAATGTTACATCGGGATTTATTGATCTTGCCACTTTTGACGAAATTGAAAAATATCTCTACGGTGGTCACGACGCAACTGCTTATTTTGTCCGCGAAACCAGGAAAGCTACTTGGTTTACTCAAGTACCTGTTGTTCTATCGAGGGCTGCTGGCTCGCCGGCTTTCGGCCAAGAGTGGTCTGTTGCTATTTCACGAGCTGGTGATTATATGCTTCAAACTTGGCTTCGTATGAATACTCCTAAAGTTGAACTAAAAACAATGACCGGAGGAGATTCTATTCGTTGGACTCGAAACTTGATGCACAATATTATTCGCGAATGTTCTATCACTTTTAATGATTTGATTGCCGCTCGATTTGACAATTATCATTTGGACTTTTGGGCTGCATTTACAGTTCCGGAAGGCAAGCGCAATGGTTATAATAATATGATTGGTAATCTTGATGATTTAACACAGCCTCGTCAATCAATTCCCGCAATGACTCTTAACTTGCCTCTTCCCTTCTTTTACAGTCGTGACAGTGGTGTAGCTCTTCCAACTGCAGCACTTCCTTACAATGAAATGCGAATTAACTTTTATTTCCGCGATTGGACACACCTTTTAATTTACGAACAAGCAAATGTGACCGTTAATAATGATAGGCGACGAGTTGTAACAGCTGACGACTTAAAAGATGGTGCACCTGTTTTAGGAAATACTCAAGTATGGGCAAACTATGCGATTGTGTCTAATGATGAACGCAAGCGTATGGCATGTGCTCCTCGTGATATTTTGATTGAGCAAGTACAAACTGCCCCTCGTCAATCTTTTACACCTGCTACTAACTCTCAGCAATCATTTGATATTCGATTCTCTCATGCTATCAAAGTGTTGTTCTTTGCAGTACGTAACACAACTAATGTCGCTGAACACTCAAATTATATTACATCGTCTCCTGTTACAACTTTGACAGGTGCCAATCCTACAGGATTTAAGTCTGTTACTAATTTCGCACCTGTTGGTGGTGCGGATCCTATTGTCGTAACTTCTTTAATTTATGAAAATACAAACCGTCTTGCTCAAATGGGTTCGGATTATTTCTCGTTAGTTAACCCTTGGTATCATGCTCCTGTAATCCCGACTGATACTGGTTATCATTCGTATTCTTATTCTCTTGACTTTATTAGTCTTGATCCGATGGGATCTACAAATTACGGAAAGCTCACAAATGTTTCAATTGTACCTGAAGCGAGTAGCCAAGCCCGATTTTCTGCTGACCCTACTTTGCCGAATCATCCTCAGCTTGTAGGTATGAGTTATAAACAAACATATGAATTTATTGTAACTGCTATTAATAACAACATTATTCGAGTAAGTGGTGGTGCTCTTGGCTTCCCCGTTCTTTAAAAAATACCAGCTTTTCAATTTTTTTATGTTATTTTACATAGAAAAATATTATTTTAAAATCTCGTTTGGTAAAAAGAGAACAAAGTCTTCTTAGTTCATTATTTTATTAAACTTTCTTAGTCTAAAGACTAATTTTTATAACCACAAAAATGAGTAATCTTGATATAAATGAAGAAATTGACAAATTAGTTGATAAATTATCTGATCAACTAAAATCTCGTTTGAAAACAATGGTTGAACGTAGTCAAAAGCAAGTTATTAAACAATACATTGCTTCTCAAAAAGAAACAAAATCAACATCTAAAGTCTTAAAAAATAAATCTGAAAACATTAAAAAAACCGGATCTAAAAAATTTAATCGTGAAAATGATTATTCTTCTTCCGATAGCGACAATTAACTTTTTTAAACTATTTTGTTTAAAAAAATAAATATTTTGAAAAAAATTAATTAAAAAGCGATTTCATTACGTCAAACTTTTTCTTAAAATCATCATATTTCTTTTGTAAATCATCAAGCTCTGATTCCTTTTGGTTTAATTTTTCTGCTAAAGATGTTTTTTCTTCTAACAAATTTTTAAAAGCGGTGTACATTTGAGAAGTAAAATTTTCTGTGATATTTTGTAAATTTTCTACAATATTGTCATTCTTAGAATTTTGAACTCTCTCCTGAACTCTCTCTTGAACTCTCTCTTGAACTCTCTCCTGAACTCTCTCCTGAACTCTCTCCTGAACTCTCTCCTGAACTCTCTCTTCTTCTAAAGATTCATTTTCGGGTTCTTTCTCTGTGCTATCTTGATCCTCCTCTTGATCATCTTCTTGTTCTTCCTCTTGATTTTCCTCTTGATCTTGTTCATCAATAAGAGACTCGTCAGGCTTAAATTTCCATAATTCACATAGTTGCAATGCGTTATCATCTAACGGAATTATTTCATCGTTTACATATCTACCAATTACAATTTTTTCTTTTTGAGATTTGAAAACAAGAGTTGATTCAGGATGCCAAATTGTATTATGCGAAACAAGTTTTTTAAGTACAATTTTTTTAGATGATGTGCTCATTTTTACTTTAGATTGTTCTTTTTAGATTATTCTTTTTGAGAATAAAAATTTATTATTTATTACCTATTTTGGTAATAAATAATTATATAGACTCATAGACTAAAAAAGTCAAGTATAAATAATTATATTCTATATAAAAAAAAATAAGCTTTTAAAATGCACTAACTTGCAGTGTAGATAAATTTGATAAACTTTCTATATTTTTTATAGATGCCATTGAATCAGGAGATGTCATGTCAACACCTGCCATAATAGATGATTTGTTATAACCATTCAAAAAGGTAGCCATTTGGTTTGAAGTTTCGTTTCCAATACCAGCGATTACGTTTATAGCTCCTGGTTCAAGATCAATATGCGGATTTACTGATGGATCCCAAAGACCACATTTGCGAGGAGCAATAGGCAAATCACCCCTAATTTTATCTCCATGACGGCGATGATTACTATTTCTATTAGCAAAAATCAAACGATCGTAAACAACCGCTTGAACTTCTTCTCCGTTTTCGCCAATTGTATTAATAGTTGACATATTTTGTGGCGGAAGAGTCGCAGTTGAATAATCAGGTACAAGAGTTTTAAAATTACCAGCTGCGTAACTTGATTCTTTTTCATGTGTAAAATTTTCACGTGCCATAGTTGCAAAATCGGTAGGTTTTAATTCGGGAGTTGCCATATTAGAACGTGCAATTGCGTTATGTTTCAAATGATGTTTTGTATAAGGCGATAAAGTTGCATTTTGCATACGAAACGATGGGTTTAATTGAAAATTAGGTGGTACACTATACAAGTTACCATTAACTTGGTATTCGGGATGAATTTTAGTTGTTCTTGAAGGAAAAAATCCTTCGATACTTGTTATTTTTTTAGTATTCAAATTACAAATTGCGAGTACCGAAATCACAATTGCAAAAATTGTAGCAATAAATTTACCGTCAAACATTTTATTTATAATCAGGAAAGAAAATAAAAACAAAAATCTACAAGATTTTTATATAATTTTATATTTTTTTTAATTTATACACTGATTATATAATTCTATATACATGTCTGTATAATCACATGTTTTTTTAAGTGTAGACTCTAATTGTGTTTTATCTTCTTCATAAACTTTATGAGCCATTAATTTTAATGTTTTTTTGTTTGCACTATTATTTTTCATTTTTAAAGAGTTTGTGTCTAATAATTTGTCAAAACGTTTCAAATAGTATTTCTTATCTTTATCACTAAGCTTATACAAACCTGTATTAAGAAGAATAATCTCAATAATTTCTTTATATTCAGATAAATCTTCTGACAAATCTACAGAATCATTTTTTATTAAACTAAGTATCTTTTCAGGATCAAGAAATGTTTCTTCCGTATACTGTGCTTGAATAAAATCATTAAAATTACCGACAACATATTTAATTTTTTTTTCTTTTACAGTTTTTATTTTTTTTTTGTATACACGCTCCAAAAAACTCATAAAATCTTTGTAAACATCTTCATAATACCTAAGTAGCAATTTTTCAAACATTTTCAAATGATATTTAGTATTTTTATCATGACGAATAATTTTAATGATCTCTTTTTCAGACTTATCTTTTAAAAAATCTAAATGTTCATCGTTTATTAATACAATTATCTTATCATAATCATATTCTATAAAACGTATAAGATTTTTGTAAATATTTTGGTAATAGCTTATATCTTTAGTTGAATATTTTAAAAATTCAAGCATATTATCTTGAACGGAAGTTAAATTATTTTCTAAAGTTTGAACTGTATAATAAATAAAGAAAAGATTTTTTGATTCAGGCAAAGTACAATTTTTTAAACGAAAAAAAACATTAACATACGTATCCAAACGTTCAATATCTGTATTAGAAAAGACAAATTCAAATACTTGTCTACCATTTCCTTTATCCATACTTGGTTGATAATCTTTTACAATTCCTATATTTGAAAATTTAAAATCTTTCATATTTTTAATATAAATAACAAGATCAAACGGTTTAAGATTTTCTAACTCATATTTATCATCAGAAATAAGTGATGCATATTTTCTAGCATTCTTTAAAAATTCTCCCATTGAAACTAGGACATTTTCATCATCATCATTAAATGTTTTAGGACAATATCGTGTATTTGAGATAAAATTCATTAAATCAATAATATTTTTACGATCAATTTTGTTTAATTTTTTTTTATTTATAATTTGATCAATTGATTTAATCAGTAAAATAATAATATCTTGTATTGTACTCATTTTAAACATATTAACAAATCCATGATGAACTCCTTGATGTATAACGTGTGATTTGCCATAATCTATTATTACAGGTATACACGATGTAGATACTCGAACAACTCGTTTATGAGAAAGAATATAATCAAACAATTTTGGTTCATCAATTCGTTGAATAATAATATTCCAAGGAGTTAAATCATAATGTACAAATCCGCACGTATTTTGTGCAACTTCTAAAGCCAAACAAAGTTGTAATACAATAAAAATAAACTCTGAAACAGAAAAATGAGCACTATTTATATAATCAAATAATGTTTCACCATTAATAAATTCGGAAACAACATTATAAGATTTTTTTTCTTTATTTTCGTATAAACCAAAAATATAAGAAAAATTTGGTATAAATTTAAGAAGTTTATTTATAGACATTATACCTACAAACGCCTCGTGAATATGCTCTTGTATTTTTTGAGAATCTGTTGTGGTCTTAACTATCATTGAAAAGCCAGCTAATTTAACTTCTCTAACTGTTCCAAAAGTATTTTCAAATATTTGTTTTCCAAATAATGCTACATTTTCAAAATTTGTTTCTTCAATAATTTTTCTTACAACAAATTCCATACCTTGCAAAAGTCCAAAACAACGTTTCATAGGAGGAAATACACTTAAATCTGTTATATTTTTTTCAATTTTAGGAAAAGATCTAGTAATATTTTTATATTCTTCTTGAATAAGAATTTGCAAAGGAGTTTTTGAGTTATACAAATACGTACCCATTTCTTTTTTAAGATTTACTAAAATTTTTTGCATATATTGCAAGACTCCATCTTTCTGCAAATATTTTCTAAAAAAATGTAAAGCATTTTTAGCTATTTGTTCACATTTTTCATCATTATCACGACACCATTGTATTTTTTCAATCAAATCTGATAGATCTTCTTTTACAGGAATATAATGTGCTAATTTTTCATCATAAGTATCTCCAAAAGGTAATAAAAAGTCTCGATACCAAATTTTCCATTGAGATTCAACTAATAAAATAACGGACCCCATACTTAATTCTAAAGAAAGACGAAAAGCTGAAACATGACCATCTACATGAACAATATATTTGTATCCGGATTGTTGTTTTGGTGATAGAAAATTAGGTATTTTGTTTCCATGTTTTACATACTTGTAACTAGAACCTTGTTTTATATATCTTCCCTTTTTGTTGTCAACTTTGTATTCATCATAATGTTTTATGTAATAATTTTGTGTCTCGTCTCTTATGTAATTTCCTTTTTCATCAATTTGGTAAATATCAATATTTTTTCGTTTAAGAGCATCGATATCAATCGTTTTCAAATAAGTTTCTCCTTCTAACTTACGAGGACGAAGATTCCATTTTGTAAGTTTTGCATCTAAATATGGAACACCTCCATATGTAAGAGTTGAAAGATATGCAAGTTTTAAACGTGGATTGGTTTCCAAATCAACACCGCAACCTGTTGATGTTCCTCTAAACACAGCAGTTGGTTTTTTATCAGACCATTTAATGTCAAAAGTTGCCGAATAATCTTGTACTGTTTCAGGAAAATACTTTTTTTCGTAACTTTGGATTCTAGCCCAGTCATCCCAAGTAGGTATTAATACATCTGCATATTTATCTGTTTTTGACATACTTAAAATAGGAAGATATTTATCATAAGAATGTGAAACTAAAGGATGATTTGATCCCCAAATATGATTGTAAGGTTCTGTACCATCTTTAGTCAAAATAGGAAAATCTCTTCTGTTAATAAAAAACTCAATATCAGGAACTTTAAAATTATTGCAAAGTTCTTCTAACATATTTTTTACATTTCCAACATTTGAATCTCCTTCTGAAAGAGGATATTCATAACGAACAAGACAATTATTTCCGTACCATTCATTAAAATTTTGGTTAACACCGCCTTCTCTAAAATGATAAAGACCTTCTAAGTCTGTAATGTACTTGAAAAAGTCATTAACAGAGCGAAATCTAGGATCAATTTGTATTTTTTCACCCCATTCGTTTGTAAAATTTGCTTTTGAAAAAGGTAAAAACACTTTCAATTTATTATCTTTAATTTTTACAAAAATACCTTTTTTAAATTTGTGAAAAATGTATCTAAAAGTTTCAATAGTTGCATTTCCTTTTACATTTTTATATTTATCCCATACATCTAGACTATTCAGTTCAAATAAATTATCTTTTAATGATGGTAAAGTATCACAAACATTTCCATTTGTAGCATCTCGAAAATGCTGAAATTGTTCTTCATCTCCTGCGTGAAATATATCTTGTGTAAAATGTTTATATCGAGGATTTGTATTTTTAGTTTCTTTGTGATTCAAAGCTTCTTCTTTTGTTCTCCAAAAATCTGGATTTTTTTGAAAAGATGCAGTTGTAGTCATTTTATATCTTGATTACATTTTTAATACAAATTTTGTATTAAAATCCAATTTTTAATTTATAATGTTTTTGGAAGTTTTTTAAATTTTATAACAGTTTTACCAGTTTTTTCTCCTTTTTGAACATCTTGAAATTTTAAACATGCTTCTTTTGGATCAGGGATTCCTAGTTCTTCAAATAAAGAAATCATTGCTTGCTCTCTATCTTTCTTCTTCTTCACAGGTCTAACTTCTCTTTCTTCTATCATTATAGCTTTTCCTTTGTATTTCAAACCTGGTTGGCCTTTTTCATCCAAATAGTTTTTTATATTAGATTCCAATTCTTTAATTCTTTGCCTAAGTTGTGCATTTTTAATATTGTTTCTTTTAATTTCATTTTGAATTTCTTCCAATTCATCAACGTACGATTTGATTGACATCTTTTTACCAAAAATAAAATTTATATTTAGATCAAAAAAGAGTTTACCAATTTTCTTCTTTTTTATATATAAAGATGACAGAATACAAAATTGAACGTTTTGATCCGATACTAAATGGTGGAACTAGTAATACGGCATTGCCAGTAATCTATATTAAAACAGATTCAGAGTTTTTTGAATTTGCTAAAAAAAATAATTATTTAATTGGTTGTAAAATTAAAAATTCAGGAACAGTATACGATGATAAAGTATTATCTTGTATTTTAAATACTAATTTTTTAAAACGTCCAAATTTTTTTAAACAAACTGGGTTAGATGCTATTACTTTATTAGTAAAATGGAGTGGATATCCAGAATATGGTTCTACTCCAACTGTTTCATTTTTTGAAATAAATACTCAAACAAATAATCAATCTAATACTCAAACAAATAATGAATCTAATAATGATTCTAATAATGAATTTAATACTTTACGTAATTTAAAAGAAAATACTTCAACAACACCAAAAAATAATACTTTACAAATTATTTCTCCTACAATAGTGTTTTTAATTTTTCTTTCAATAGTTTTTGCGGTTAAAAATTACGGCAAAAATTAAAAGTGTAATCCTAATAATTTTATTAAAAGTAAACGAAAATGTTGATTTATACTTATTTTTCCTGAGTTGATACATTTTTTTAAACATTCTAATTTTATCCATCCTATACCGTTTGCATCGTTTTGCAAATGATTATCTTGTACTTTAACATCACATTCACTCGTTTCTAAATAAAAATACGTTGCTTGATTACAAATTATAAAAGATTGAAATAACATTTTTTCGCAGATTATTAATCCTGTTTCTTCTTTTACTTCTCTTATCGCACATTCTATATTTGATTCTCCGTATTCAATTGTACCTTTTGGAGCTCCCCAAAAATTACCTCTAGACTGAACAATAAGAACTTTATTAGTAGTTGGATCATAAATAAAAACACCTGCTTTTTTTTTATTTTTTGAATGTAACAACTGTTGTTTGTACTCTTTAATATCAATTTTACAGCATCCATCGGCACATAAAAATGATTCCATAATAATAATATATATACAAATTATATGTTTTAAATGTCAACTTGCAAATGATGAACATTTAAAATTTGTGAACGTCCAATTCTATTTGCTCTACCTATAATTTGATTTTGAACTGATAATGGCATTTCATGGTATAAAATAATATCAGTTGCTTCTTGTAGATTGATTCCAGCACCATTAAAATTTGAATTTAAAAAAATGACTCTGGTATCTCCATTTTTAAAATTTTCAATACTTTTTTCACGTGTCTTTCTATTACCAATAACAAGAGAGAATGTAATATTTTCTTCTTTAAGCATTTTGCAAATAGGTTTAAAAGTTGCATCATAAGCTGAAAAAATAATAATTTTTCCTTTAGGTTTAGAATGTAATATTTCAATAACTTTTTCTATTTGGGTATATTTTTTTTCTTTATTAATTTCGTTTGTTGAAGAAAATTTTTGATTGTTAATACATACCAAATCACTATTATTTATAGTTGCACGACACAAAGGGCAATTTTTTTGATGTTGTAACCAAGTAAGTAAGCATTCTCCACAAAAAAGATTTTGACACGATGGTTCCATTATTGGAGTTTTTAAACTATCAGTGCAAATAGGACATACATCTTTTAACATTGTTTCAAACCTACTTTCAAGTTGAATAAGTTTGTTTTTAAGAAGTTCAGAGTCCAATATAGCAATTTCTAATTTTTTATCGTCTTTTTTAATATTGCGATAAATTAATATATTAGCTTCTATTTTAGTTAAAGATTCTAATATATCTCTTTTAACCAATTCAAGTATATTTTCAGTTTTTTTACCTCCTAAAGCCGTAACAGCTCCTTCAATATTGCCAGCAGCTATCATAAGTTGTAGGGTACTATTAATCATACCAGAAACTGCTTTAAGAATTGGTTGAAAGCATTTGTGATAATGATGATGTGTTTGATAAGTATTAAATGAAGAATACACAAAAGATAACTCATTTTTTACTATCATATGTTCAAATTGTTCTTCTATTTTAGATAATTCATCGCCAATTATCTTTTTCATAAAACTATTAGTACAATTTAAATGTCTTAATTTAATATCTTCAGGTGTGGCAGTAACTAACCAATAAAATCCTGCATTTATTTCTTTCATACTAGCAACACGAACATGTCCTGGTTCATCAAAAATAAAACGTTTCCAAGCATAACGAGAATAAGATATTGCTAAATTGTTAAACATAGAAACGGTTACTATTATAACATCATAATTTTCAGCAACGACATTCTCAACATCTTTTCTAGTTTCAATTACTTTAACTTTGAGATTTGTATGTAAGAATTCTTGTTCCCATTGTGAAACGATAGAAGTAGGTACTAAAATTAAAGTAGTTGGAATTTTATCATATCTCTCAAATTTGTGATTTAACACTAAACCAGCTGATTCTGTAGTTATAATTTCTTTTGTAAATGGAATATCCAAATCCCACTCCATTTTATTTCTTGCGATTAATCCAATCATTGATAAAGTTTTACCATAACCTGTTGTGTCAGCATTAATTCCTATACGAGTTTGTTTAAAACCATCACTACACTGGACACTTTTTTCTCTTTCTAATGTTTCCATTTGATATATACTTGACAACTGATGTTTAAACAAAATTTTTGTTACATTTTTTGGTTGTTTTACCAATGGTATATTGTCAAATTCGCTCATTTATTAATTAATAATTCCAATTAATAAATCATTTTTACGTTATAGATGCCATTAAGGATTGTCCCCATCGTATTGATCTCTGAGTTTGAGTAACATTATTAAGATGCAAAAAATAAATTTCAGAGTTCTTAAATTTTACAATCCAATCTTCAAAAATTTTCTCAAATCCTAATTCTAAAATTGTAAAATAAAATTGTAAATAATGATTTAATTCATTTTGATATAATAACAAATTTTCAAGATTTTTTACAGCTTCTTCTTTCTTTTTTGCATTCGGATAACGTATTGGTATGTTTAATATTTCAGCAAAACATTGATTAAAATCTTTTTGACTTGGAACTTTAATAGAAAAAACATTGTTTAGCATATTTATATCACACTCTATCAAAAAAGTTTTTGATTTTTTTATATTTTTATTCAGTAAAATTATTTTTGAATGCAAATCGTTTGATTTTGTAATTGTATTATATTTTTCTAATAATGTAATAATATATTTACACATAACATAACTTGGAAATTTATTAAGACACGTATTTCCAAATTCTATTATTTTATCTGGATTATTTTCTTCATTTTTTATACAACTAAAAATGTTTTCATATTCTTTAATTATATTTGAATATTTAATTGAAAAATAATTATTACGTTTGGATACACTTATAACTGAACTTAAATATTTTGAAAATTCTTTCTCTTCCAATAGCCATTCTATAAACATAAGAGGTGTATAATTGGCAGCTTTAGAGAATGTAACATTTTTGCAATACTCATCTGAAGCTGTATTTACACCATCTTCACCTTTTTCTATAATAAAATAAGGATCGTCGTTTTGATAAAAACGAAATAACGACATAAGTTTTTGTTTTAATTTTTTATTTGTTGTTCTTCGTATAGAAGAAATTATAAACTTGTACATGTCATGACCAGGTATTATAAAATTCAACATTCCATGTTTAATATAATCATAAGATCCAATATATTTACCATCAATATATGTTGTTGATGCACCAAAATCAATTATAATTGGTACAGATGTAGTGTTATTTACATTGTAATTAAACATATCTAAAGGTACAGTGTAGCTAACAACTTGATCTGAACGTACCATAACATTATCTGTGTGCATATCAAAGTGTGTAAATCGTGATTCTCGTTGAGCGATTTCTAAACCTAATAATAATTGAAAAAATAAAATCAACCAATCCTTAAAATCTAATTTATCATTTTTTAAAAGAGTGTGAAAAGATTCGCCAGGTATTTTTTCATATAACACATACGCAGTCATCTTATTTGTTTGACCAATTGTACCTTTTTTAGACGGTTTAGGACATGAAAATGCACCAAAAGTATATACAAATGTAGGTGTTAAATACCTCAAATTATTTAAAGATTGAATACCTATAAAATATTCTCTTATTTTTGAATCAAAAGAGTTAGAATTTTGAGGTATTTTAACAATAACTTGAATATCTGATGTAAAAAAATCTGTAACATATACAAATCCTTCTTTGCTTTTTACTTGTATTTGTTCCATTTTTTTTACACAATTTTGTATTTTTTTTGATAAACTACATAATCCTTTTTCTTTCAAATCTTTTTTTAAACCAATCGAAAAAAGATTATCAAATAAATAAACAATTGCTTTCATATCAGAACCTGTAGGAGACTCTTGATTTAATAAAATTCTTAAATAAGAAGATAGTTCATCTAAATTGTGTTTTGTTAATTGATTATAAGATTTGTAATTTTGTAATTTTTCTAAAATGAAAGTTTCTTGCAATATTTCCATTTTTGCAAATTTACAAGATTAAAAAACGTAAATAAGAATTTTTGTTTTATAAATTATTTTTGATATCTCATATTTCTATTTTCCATTACAATTCGATTCATTTTAGCTTTTTCTGATTCTTTTTTGTTTTCATCAACATCTTGCATTCTTCCTGTCATCGGCATTTGAGCACGACTATCAAAACTACCAGGAATAATTTTTTGAGGTAAATTAACATTTCTCGACGAATGATCTGAAAAACCAGGAGAAATTATATTATTTGTAATATAACTAGTTTTTGGAATATTTCGAGTAAGTTCAATTTGATTTTCATATTCTGTTTGTTTATGAGTTTTTTGATTACTAATATTTGTTTTAGCTTCATATTCTGGTAATGTTCTAGATAAAATAATATCATTGTGAAAATATTTAGTCTGTTCAACTCCAGAAACGGGAGCATTGATGTTAAAATGAATAATTTTGGCGTGAACAGGCATATCTGACAAATCCAAAATATCTTCAATTGAAGAAGTATTGTGCATGTTTGAAGAAATATTGCTAACAACAGGATGAACAAGAGTATCTTGTACAAATCTAGATGTCTGTAATTCTGTGTTATCAGAATTATACTTATTACTAGAAGAAATATTACTTACAACAGGATGAACTAGAGTATCTTGCATAAATCTACTTGTTTCAACTTCAGTGTTCTCAGAATTATAATTATTTTTATCGTAAATATTACTATTTACAGAATAATTCAAATTATCTTGCATAAATCTTTTTGTTTCAACTTCCGTGTTTTCAAAATTATAATTGTTGCTAGATGATAGATTACTAGCTACAGAATGTGAATTATGTTCTTGAATAAATCTTGCTGAATGAAATTCATTATTATTTACATGACGATTATCTGTTAAATTAGAATATGCAGTTGCGTGTCTAATATCATTATTAACTTCTTTAGTTGGATTTCCAACGTGTTGATTTGTAATATCCATAGTACGAGTTCCTGATCCGACAGATCTTTTAATAAAAGGTTGAATTACATATTTAACTTCAAATGGTTTTTGAGATTGTGGTTCAATTTTATATACTGCAGTTGGTCTAACAAATCCTTTTATTGTATTATTTTTAACTTCTTTTGTTTCTTCGGCTGTTCCAGCAACTCTTAATTTTCGAGAAAAATCTGTAAATCCAGAATTTGAAAAAGCGGTTGTATTTTCACGAGGTAAACGCGAAAGAGGAAAAAGATCTTCTTGTAATAAAATTGGTGGACGAAAAGCGCCGTCTTTCATAACAGGATAAGGAAGTTTTGCAGATCTACCACCATTTTCTATAATTCCACCTGATCTTTGTCCTCCATTATTACTATAATTATTATATGATACGCTAACAAAAGGATTGACTCCACGAGCGTACACTTGTATAGCTTCGTTAATTCTTGTACCACTGTCATCAATTGTTTCAGTTATAGAATTTGTTTCACCCACTTTATCAATTCGCCTAGTGGTAATAGACCTATGAGGATCTCTCAAAATGTTCATATTTGTACCCCAACTTCCAACAGACGGCAATGTTATTTTGCCGTGGTTGACAAGACCTGAATAGCTTAAACCTCCAGCTGACATTCTTTATTATTTATAAATACTTTATTTTTAGCTTTATTTAATAAATGAATAAAACATTTCAACCAAAAATTTGCATTCAACAAATTCTTCCAATTCATCAAAATGAATTTAATTCTTATTCAAATCATCTTGATCATGAAAAATTACAAGCTGCTTTTTTTTCAAAAAAATTATGGCCAAAAGGATCCAAAATAAAAGTTGGTTTTTTAAGCACTGGTGAATTAATTACACGAACAAATATGAACGAAATTGCAAAAGGAAAAGATTTAGATCCATTGCAAAATGAAGTAAACTCTTTATCTATTCAAGAAGCTATAAAAAAAATTGTAAAAGAGAGAATTCAACCGCTTGTTAATTTAAATATTGTATTTGTTGATAATCCAAATGATGCAGACGTTAGAATAAGTTTTGATCCAGCTGGAGGTTCTTGGTCTTTAGTTGGTACAGATCATTTGCAACAAAAAAAAGAAAATGCTACTATGAATTTTGGATGGTTTGATGTTCCAACAATCATTCACGAATTTGGTCATATGATTGGTTTAATACATGAACATCAAAATCCTAATGGACAAAAAATTATGTGGGATAATAAAAAAGTAATAGAATGGGCTAAAGAATCACAAGGATGGGACGAGGAGACTACTAAACAAAATATTCTTAACAAATATGATAAAACATCTATTAATGGTTCTGATTTTGATCCTCTTTCTATAATGCTTTATTTTTTTCCAGCATCTTTAACTACAAATAACATTGGAACTGAACAAAATTTTCGTTTATCTGGACAAGATGTAATTTGGATTGATAAAATGTATCATAAAGATGGACAAATCCCTGAAAATTTTTATAAAAATGTATATTCTGAATCTCTAGAATCATCTGTATCTAAAAGTAAAAAAATGATGACAGAATTTGGTCAGCCAAAATCAAATAATTTTTCAATTACTTTTATTATTCTTATTTGTATTGCAATTTTGAGTTTTTTAATACTATTTTTAATTATAAAAAAAATTTTTAAATTATAAATTATTTATAACTAAGTAGTTATAAATTATACGTACTTAATTATACGTACTTAATTATACGTACGTAATTAAAATTCTGTATATCTACCGTGCCTACCGTGTTTACCGTGTTTATGTCCTTTGACTTTAAAACCATAGTAAGCACATATCATAGATATTAGAGCTGATATTAAACCAGCTGATATGTACATAATAACATTAGTAATCGATTTTTTTGGTGCACAATTATGATTGTTATCATACATACCGTTTATACAGTTTGATTTAGCATCAGACCAAAAAGGACATATTAAATTTAAAAAGGAAGGAGGTGCTTTATTGCAATCATCTTGTGTTTTGTATTGAGAATAATTATCTTTGTATAACATTATACCAACATACAGAAACAAAATAGCTTTTAATAAGAAAATTAAAGATGCAAAAAAGTAAATAATTTTTAATAAAGTTGTCATATTTTATATATTGTCTATTTAAAAAAAAATTAAATAAAATTTATTTTGATTTTAAAATTCAATAATTTTATTACAATAAAATGAGTATGTGTACAATTTGTTATGATAATGATTTATCATCTTGCTTAACATGTTCATACTGCAAATTTCAAGCGTGTCAATTATGTAATAAAAAATTTATTGAAGAACAACCTAGAGAACCTTTATGTATGAATTGCGGTAAAATATGGTCTCGTGAATTTGTTTTAAAGAATGTAGAAAATAAACAATGGTTTTATAAACATATTGGAAAGTATATTCTTGAGCAAGAAAAAATGTTATTACCAGAAACACAAGAAGAAGCTTTGAAAATTCTTGAAATAAAAACTCTTTTAAAAGGTCTTCATGAATTGCCATCAAATACAAAAATAAAACGTATGTATAGTTCACAATTTAAATCCAAAATTGAGTTAAAAGGTGCTTTAGAACTTGCATTAGCCGATAAAAGAGAACTTAGAAAAAAAGTTTTGAAAGTTATAAATGATAAAAAAGATGAAACGATCACATATAGCGGTAGAATAACTTCTGTAAAAAAACCAATACACTATATATTAAAATGTCCTCGTGAATGTAGAGGATTTATATCTAATAAGTATGAATGCGGAACGTGTAAAAAATCTATTTGTAAGTTGTGTCATTTTGAATTAAATTCAAAACATAAATGTAATAATGATGACATAAAAAGTGCTACTGTTGTTTCTAGTTCTACAAAACCTTGTCCAAAATGTTTGACATCTATTTTTAAATCTGGTGGATGCGATCAAATGTTTTGTACGCAATGTAACACAGCTTTTAGTTGGACAACTGGTGAAATAGAAATTGGTATTGTTCATAATCCTCATTATTATGAGTACCTTGCAACTCTTTATTCGACATCTCCTGGAATTGATACTATTGCATGTGGTGAAATTCCAGATGCAAATATGTTTTTAATAAAAATTTTTGCTTGTACAGATATAGCTTGTTGGATTGCCAGATTACAAGGTTTACATCGTAATATTAGACATATTCGTAATGTTGTTATGAGAGAATGGAGAGTAAATAATATAAAGGACAATCTTGATATTAGAATACAATATTTACTTAATGAAATTGATTTTTCTACTTGGGAAATAAAATTAATGAATAGAGAAAAAAAAAGAATGAAAATAAAAGCTGTTTATGATTTACTTCAGGTAATAATAGCTGTAATGGAAGATTTTGTACGAAAAATCTATTCATTTGAACAAAATACGTGGCATGATAATGTATATAATATATTAAAAGAAATTGATGCGTTAAAAATTTATTATAATGAAACGTTAAATCAAATATTTGTAATTCATGGAGGTAAAATTCCTAAAAGTCTTTCTAATTTTATTTAAATTATTTTATAATCTTGAATATTAATAAATTAATGACACTAAAAGAAAAGGAATTTTATTGTTTACGTTGTAAAAAATATGTTGTTGCAGAAGAAGGAAGCATTTGCAAAACTAGTTATATTAATGGACGACCAGGTGCAAAAGGTATATGCCCTAAATGCAAAGGAAAATTGTCAAAAATAGTGGGTAAAAAGACTTCTCGAATTATTAAGAAAAATTATAATGATTGTCCTCTAAAGTCGGATAAAAGTGTCGAATCGGAATCAAATACTATAGTAGAAGTTGGTGGTATTGTTGCCCTTTTGTCACTTCTTGCAGGAGGAATTGCTGTTACTGTTAAATCGTTAAAAAATTGTTAAAAAAAATTGTGTTTTCTTGTATTAAACAAATACAAGAAAAAGTATAATTAAGATGGAATGTCCTATTTGTTACAATAAAATAGCAAATACTATGTTTGTGTCACATTGTTTTCATATTTTTTGTTTAGACTGCATTAAAAAGGCTTTGTCTATAAAAAAAGTATGTCCGCTTTGTCGTAAAAAACTTTATTATAATCCAAAACTTTGTAAACGAAATAACAATATTATAACTATAAGACAAAGTTATAATCAATATACACGTTTATTTATGCAAAATTGTAGCAATGGTTATAGATGGATGGAAACTTATAATGAATCAGGAGAAAAAATTTCATCTATTCCATTATGGATTAATTGATTAAATTAAATCTTATTTATTATATATAAATGAAAAATCGTAAAACAATTATATCTATAATTATAGTGTCAACAATTGTTTCTTTATTGTATACTTTTTTTTCCTATTTTGGAATTAATAGATATTTGATGTGCTATGTGCAAAATTCAGATTCTCTTATAGAAAAATATAGTCAATTACCAAAAGAGTTTGACGACAGAATTATAATTTCATTCTCCACAACACCTGATAAAATACACAAATTAAAACCTTTTATAAATTCTATTTTAGATCAAACAATAAAAGTTGATTTAATTGCTATGATAATTATACAAGACGAAGATAATCCTAATACGTATGATATACCAAAATATATTAAAAATGTAGCAAATGTGTTTCCAGCTGGCAGAGAATATGGAAAAGGTACAAAAATAATTCCAATGTTGTTACGAGAAAAAGAATGTGGTACTATTATTATTGCATTAGACGAAAATAAAATATACGGCCAAGATTTTATTTATTCAATTATTGAAGAATATAAAAAACATCCTGACTCGGTTTTAATAGATAGCAAAGGCTATGCAATGTTAATAAATTCTGAACATTTTGGTTGTGATGTAATTGATAGAGAAAAAGAAAATTTTGATAATGATTGGTTTTTAAGCAAAGCCTCCAAAAACAAAACTTTTGATTACAGCGAAAATTACAAGATTATAGGTTTCTAGATGACTGATTTTATAAAATTAACATTTTTAATTGTAATGTTAATTTATTTTATTTATCTTCCGTTGTTAAATATTCAGTATCTATTTGTTTTGCACAATTTTTTCCTGTAAGTTGTGCCAATGTTCTATTGAACAAACAAGGTTTCGTTTCCAAATCTTTAATAGAAGTCATGTTATTAATGATTTCCTTTAAAGCAGATGGGTTTTTAACAGACTCTTCTGCTGCAAACTCACCTGCTTTCCTCTTGAGAGGAGAATGAACTTTCTTGATCAAATGAACATTCTTATAATCAACAACATGATCACCAACAGATGATTTGTAATGAAATATACCTCTTTCTGTATCGGTGCAAACGATTTGAGGTTTTCCTTCCGAATCGGTAGCAATGTATTTGTGCACAAGATGAGCCGCTCCTTTCTGACCTTCATAAAAATCATTTTTTGTATATCTTTCATCTATTATACTATCTACACGAGCCTGAGATAAATCAAGAGGAGCAAGATTTGATATCATGAGATTATTTTGAATGTTTCGAGTGCTGTTTTTCTGATAAGTAGGTTTTTTGGCTATTTCTTCGATTGTAGCTTGAGCACGTTCAGCAAAAATTTTATATATATCTTTCTCATCTTTTTCCTTCTCAATTTTTAATCTGGTAATTTCTTCATTAAAAAATTTTATTTTTTTCTTACATGTTAAATTATGTTTAGCATAACTACTTACAGAAAATTTTTTATCACAAAATTTACAAGTAATTAACAATGATATAATTTCTTGAGAATTTTGAGATTCTTGTATTTTTAGACAATACTTGGCTTGTGTCTGGTGAATATTTAAAAGATATTTGGTTTTGAACTGTTTACTGCAAAAATGACATGTTAATTCATCTGCTTCTTTCTTCTTTTTTCTTTCATTTTCTTCATATTCTTTAGCTTTAGCTTCTTGTATTTTTATACAATACTTTGTTTTTTTCTGATGCTGTCTAAGCATTTGAGTATTTCCAAACATATTATTACAAAACTGACATTGTTCCATTTGTTTTCATTTTGTTTTCATTTGTTTTTAAATGAAAAAGTGTTTTTTATACATAAAAACCAACACATTTACATGCAAATTAAAATATCTAAAAAATGTCTAAAAATATCTAAAAATCTTAAAAATTAATCACATTTTCCTGATAAAAGTCATTTTTGATACTTTTTTTGAAATGTGTGTGTGTGGAAATGAAATCCATTTTAAAAAATATAATTTTTCATTTTTTCTTCCGAACGCCAAAATCATTTTTGCGCGAAAAAGAAAAGTTCCACGAAGGAGGAAAAAACTTTTCTTTTTCTCTAAATAATTTAAAAAGTTTGTAAAAAAATTCCTTTGGATTATCTTTCTCCCTCCTCCGACTTTTTGAATTTTAGTTCTAAAGAAAGTTTTTTTTGTTTAATATCAAATTAAGAAATAAAAATAAAAGAATTTGGTCTCTTTTATTTTATAAACTTGATATAGGATAAGTGTTATTTAATTGTCAAAATCACACTCAAACATTTGTTGTTTTAGCATCTTAGTATTTCCAAAACATATTATCACAAAACTGACATTATTCCATATGCTTTATTTTCATTCCTTTTATATTTTAAATAAGTGATAATTATAAAGATTTTTCTGATAAACATCATTTTTTTCTGATAAAAATAAAAAGAGTCAAAAAGAGTTAAAAAGAGTTAAAATAGTCACAATTTCCTGATAAAAGTCATTTTTGATACTTTTTTTGAAATGTGTGTGTGTGTGGAAATGAAATCCATTTTAGAAAAAATACAAAAATGATTTTTTTTGTTTAATATCAAAGTTAAGAGATAAAAATAAAAGACATTGTATTCTTTTATTTTATAAACTTAATACATTCTTACCTATTGTTTATATGTTCATAAGATTGGAATATTACAAAATTATGTTACAAAAAGTATTTATACTGTGATCTAACAAAATTATAAATAAATTTATAATTTTTAATACTTACGCAAGTTGTTTATTGAAGAAACATTTTTTCAATATGTATATCACAATGTCATCAGGAAGATTTTTTTCTAATACTTTTTTACACTCTTCATACATTAATACTTTTAAGCTAAGTGTCAAAAATTTATTTTTAAAATATAAGCGGTGCAATGGACATAAATCAACATTACACTTATGTGGTTTAGTTGCTTTTTCTATCCATGAAATCGTATTATAATTATTATAAAAGCAATCTCCTATTGCAAAAAACTCTACCACATCTTTTTCTAAAGGTTTGCCATGTATTATGTTGATTTTATTGTTGCTTATAATTTTTGACATAAAAAAATACATTTTTGTTTATTTTCATATTATATTTGAAATAAAATTCAATTTTATTTATGTCTTAATTAGAATTGATTCTTGCAAATATATCATCAAATTACTTTGTAAAATGTTTAAAGATAAAAATGATAATAATGGATTATGATCCTATCAGAAGGAATAAAACTAGATAATTCAATAGATTCATTTTTTAATGATTTTGAATATTTGATATCTGTAGAAAATATTCGTAAAGAAAGTATTAATGGTTTTATTAAAAAACTTACATATAAAGGAGATAAATATGCAATTTTAAAATCAGCAAACAGACAAGAGGCAGATAATCTTTTATTTGAGTATTTAGTTGGACAATATATAAATAAACAATGTTATGTATTTTCATGCTTTATTAAAACATATGGATGGTTTCAATACAGAAATATTGAAGATTGGAAAAAAATGAAAACAGCTGAAACAATAACGGTGGATGAAATAAAAAATGCTCTTATAATTGGAACAATTGCAGTAGAAAATTACAAATCTGATGATAATAATAAACTAAGAAATAAATGCTACATAAACAAACAAACTAAATTTCTTGTAGCAAAAGATTGCACTGAAATAGAATATCTTCTTAAAATTGCATGTGCAAAATCAACATATTTATCAATTTTGACAGAGTATATTATGAATGCAAAAAGTTTATTATCTAAATTAATTGATTTTACTACAATAAAGGAATCTTTTACAATAAAAGAATTACAAGATCAAAAAAATGTTTTTACCGATTTTACCAATCAAAACTTGTTAAACGTGTTATATCAAATATATATGCCTTTAGCAACTTTATCGGAAACGTTTACTCATTATGATTTGCATATAGATAATATTCTAATATACGAATTAGTTCCAGGAAAATATATTGATTATAAATATGTACTGAAAGATGAAAGTATTGTAGAATTTAAATGTAAATATATTGCAAAAATTATTGATTACGGTCGTTGTTTTTTTAAAGACGATTCTAATAAAGAAATATCAGGATCTTCAAAATCTATATATGAATCTATTTGTAAAAATATACCAGAGGGTGGTTTAAATCGTGCTCCATATTGTGGAGAAAACCAAGGATTTTCAAATTTTGATACAAAGAATGCTGAAATGTCTGAAAATTTTATTAATTCATCCGTTCGTAATATAACAAATGATTTATTACTATTATATACTTTACATGACATGTTAAATTATATAATGTTAAATAAATCGTTTGATATACCAGAAAAGTTAAAAGTTATTTTTGATAAGTTGGAATATAAAACCGAGAAAAAACTTATAAATTTGCAAGAAAAATATTATAATATACCTGATCAAATAAATAATGTAATAGACGCTCACAATGCATTAAAAACACAAATAAGAAAGTATAAAAGTGAAAACGATCTACATTACCAGGAAACTACTGCATTTGCTAGTTTAACTATTTATGAGTCTGGTCAACCTATGGAATATGTACAACATTATTAAAAACAATTTTCTAGTATTACAAAAATTATTTTTTTACATTATTGAACACCAAGAAGTATTTTCTTTTGTAGGTGGTGGTACGTACAAATCGTCATCTAAATCTTCTTTTTTTCCAAGATATTGGCCGTAAATTGTTTTAAAATCAAAATCTTGAATAGATTTTAGTTCATTATACGTAAATTCTTTGCATGCAGCAATAGATAAAGGATGTAAAGGATATGTTTGTGTTAAATCATCTGGTTTTTTTACAGCCCAGCCAAAATCAATTAAAACCAAATTACCTTGTTTATCGTTCATACGATTACAAGTGCTTATGTCTAAATGCAACCATCCATATTCAGCTATTTTTTTTAACGCATTGTCCATTTCATCTGCACGCATTCCGTAAGAATCCTTTAATTTTTCTATTACAATATAACCATCATCTTTATAAGTCCAATGAGCATATAATTTAGGAACAACACCAACGCCTCCATCATCCAAAAACTTTTGCAAATCTGATAAAGCTAAAACTTCAGATAAAAAAATATTATCGGCTTTTTGTATTTTAACAACATAATCATACTCTTTCATTATATTTATATAAACATTTCCTGCAGCACCTTGTCCAACTTGCTCCCATTCATCAGAAACTTGATTTCGATCAATTGTTTTGGCTAAATTTATAAATTCAATACATGATTCAGAAATATCTGATCTTGCTATAATTTTAATCAAATTTTTAGAACCTTTTTGTTTAGAACCTTTTTGTTTAGAACCTTTTTTTGGTACAGGTTTTTTGCTCACCATTTTATATTAAATATGTATTTTTATATTTTAAACAAAATTATGTAAAAACAAATATATATATTGCGTTATATCTAAAAATAAAACATAATAATAAATAAAATGATAGATCAAAACGATTTTAAACAAACATTGTTTGTATTTTATACTACTCCTACAAAATATTGGAAATATGATACATTTCCAGATGGATGGGTGTGGATTGGTAGTGGTCGTACTTGTCCAGTAAAATCAAAAAAAATACATTTGCATACTCACGAAGAACAATTTGAAGGTCCTGTAAAATCAAAAAAAGAAATGATTACAATTTTAAAAAAAAAGTTTGAAGATTTAAAGAATCATAATGTGATTAAATCTTATAAAATTAGAGAAACATACAATGATGGAATAAATATAGAAACTTGATTATTTTTTAATACAAGTAAAAACTTAGTTGTATTAATATATTTTAAATTAAGTTTGCGTAATCTATAGATTTATCAAATGCATTTAAAAAACAACAAATAACATGTAAATATAATATGGAATTTAGAATATCAAACAATACAGATATAAGGCCAGGATTTTTTTCTGGCTTTGATAATTTTTTAAGTTTGTTTGGAGATATATCTAATGCTTCTAGAGGTGATACAATAGTAAATGATGGATCATATTGGGTTAAAACACGTGGAAACAATAATAATAACGTTTTTTTAAATTATAAAGGAATCGCAGATGATATTATCTGCAAAATAGTAAGTAAAAGTAATGAATCTTATGAATATATATTATATATAAGAGGGTATTTGAAATTTGATGATAATGATAATGTAAAAATTGATGTTTCTTATATTGTAAGCCAAAATAATGTAAGTAAATATGGGCTTAATATAGGAGCACAATTTATTAAATATATATTTTCTGATGATAACGATCTGATATTATTACTGGCAGAAAATTCGACATACGGTGTTGAAATTATAGTTCGTCCATTTTATGGAAAAATAGAGAAATTACAAATACAATTTGATACGTCAGATAGATTAAAAACTTATATATTTTTACCATAAAAGTAATAGCACTTTTTTGATGTTAATCAAAAAATGATTAACATACAAATAATTTATAGAGGACGATTAAAATTAATTGTGTATTATACGGAATTAAATTTAAAGGCTCTGCGATGGGAAACTTGTTCCACGTTCTCTGCTGAACGGAGTCTCCGCTACGACGTACCTACTCTTCGACGTCCGAAACAAAGAGTTGAGCATGTACTGGTGAGTTCTCAGCTGCATTTTGTGTTCGCTCGTAGTACACTAAAGTGCTTGTTCACAAGACTCGGTTCTGAGTTACAATCATAGTCGTCAGTCGAAGATTTTACACCTATAAATCTAGGCAAACCTGTATTGTAATGTTCCCCAATACGAATAAGTCGTATTGTTTTGGGTCGCAGCCAGGATGCTTCCTACAGTAGGAACGTAACCTGGGTCCCCGAGGCGCCATGCCGTTCTCACCGTGTTGGAGGTGAACTGCACCAAAAGCCAGTCGTTGGAAATACGGACGGCATACGCATAGTTACTGACCCACACGCCCGCTGCAAAGCCGTTGGGCATGTAGTCGTAGTCATAATTAATATAGAACAAGTTGCCAGCGATTCTCTTGGGGTAGTCGTCGTTCCAATACACATCCGTCATGTCAAACTCAAGCGTGTACGTCGTCTGGCATATTATGGGTGAGACGGTATAGGAGTTAATATATAACCCAAAATCTTGTTGTACCATCACCTCCATGCTCCCAGACGGTGATATTGAGCTGCCCAATATGGTGGGTGGTGTCGTCATGGAGTCATCTATCATATAACCGGAGTCCCTTTCCCCATTGAATCCATAATTATATCCCGTCCACGAGAGTTTGATGCTCTTTGTCGTATATACATTAGCTTTTACAGCCATGTTGCCTATTCCATTTGCTGCAGTCCTCAGAGTGATAGTCGAGCCCGATATAATAGTAGTTCCCACGACCCCTGAGGGATTTAGCGACCAGTAGGCAGGGGCGAGCAGAGTGAACATAAAGCTTTTTCCAAACACGTAGAACGTGAAAGTGTACCCCATGGCCGGGCCTGGTGGTGTGAATGACATGAGCAGCGCCTTACCGGAGACAGTTGCCGACGCGAGAGACAACACCACACCGTTGACCCTTGCCGAGAACGACTCTGCTGCGTTTGCCGGGAAGTTTTGGGGTGCCGTGAAAGCGAACCGAAGCTGTACTGTGGTTCCAGCCACCAGGTCGGTAGATCCGACGGTAACAGTGACTCCGGCGGCGGCCGTGGGTGCCCACGCAGGCGGTCCAGCGGACGCAATCTCTGCGGACGGCACGATTGCGGTCATCACGCCTCCAGGCGTGCCGTCCGGTCCTTTGAGTAGCACGCTTAGCGTCAGTGCCGTCGTGTCCACGGGCGTCAGCGAGATGAACGCGGTATTGGGAAGCGTGAGAGAGTCGATTGTTACCGGGTTCGTCGTGGTGCCTTGCGTGTACGTCAGGGACGAGATCTGTGCAGCAGCGCTAGCCGAATGGAGCAGGTCGCCGCCGACAAACGTGAGCTGCAACGTACCCATATTCGTCTCTTTCAGATGTAATCCTGTCCCGTACCCGTTCACAAGACCGTTATATGTAAAGCTGCTCGGGAAAGTGTAGATGTGTGCCGCCGTCATCGTGCCCGCTACCCACGAATACTGTCGCTGCACCGCGCCGTAGATAAGTGTCACGGTTCCCGTGTGCACCACGTCGTGCTCTACTCTTACCGAGTAAACTACGCTTGAGCCAGAGACGCTCGCTGGGGGAGTGATGGTTACTTGACCAGTAGGAACAATGCTCACTGACGCCGTCGTGCTCGCCGGGAGCGACGCGGAGAACGTCGAGGTCAAACCGAGCGTCTGCCCTAGAGTCACGACGCTCACGCCGCGTGTTGTTGAGCTCATCGTCGGGAACGTGTACACCTCCGTGCCGCTCACGGTGAACAAGTACGACGTGCCGTACGACGTCGAGAACACGAACGTGACATCTACAGCTGACGCCGCGTTGTACGCTACGCTCACGGTGCGGGCTGTCGTGTTAACCACCGCCCCCGTAAGAGACGTCAAGTTGCCGTCTACGCGCAACGAGAACAGCATCGATGCCGTCGTCGACGGGAAGTCCGCACCCGCGACAAACCCAAACGTGAGCTGCATGTCGGAACCGACGACGAGCTTGTGCGACGCAGGCATGTTCGAGCTCACGGATCCAGCCGCAGTGGGCACCCAAGTCGGTACGATCTGTGTAGAGGGAATGATAGCTCTAATCTCCGAGCTCGGCGTTCCGTCCGGGCCACGCAGCTTGACTTTGAGCGTGAGGTCCGCGGTGCTAGAGGGCGTGATTGACGCGATCGTGACGGTCTTGAGATCGTCGGAGCATGTCACCGCGGTGATCGGCGTGTCGACGTCATTCTGAGCAAACTTGACATACTCGATTTGCGTCGACACAACGCTCGAGTGCAGCAAGTCGCCGCCAGTGAACGTGAGCGTCAGTGCACCCGCTGTACCCACTTTGAGGTGTGCACTACCGTACCCATTTGCAAGACCGTTATATGTAAAGCTGCTAGGGAAAGTGTAGATGTGTGCAGCAGTCAGAGTTCCCACCGGCCACAAGTATTGACGCTGCACCGCACCGTATATCAGCGTCACGGTCCCCGTGTGCACCACTTCGTACTCGACTTTCACCGAGTAAACCACGCTCGAGCCCGAGACGCTTGCTGGTGTCGTTACGACCGAGTATCCAGCACGAGCAATGCTCACAGATGCCGTGGTGCTAGGGGGTAGCGACGCAGAGAACAGCGTTGTGAGAACCAGGTTCTCCCCTAGCGTCACGACGCTCACGCCTCGAGTCGTTGAGCTCATCGTCGAGGGAAACGTGTACACCTCAGTACCGCTCACAGTGAACGAGTACGACGTGCCGTACGACGTCGAGAACACGAACGTAACATCTACCGCCGACGCCGCGTTGTATGCTACGCTCACGGTGCGGGCGGTTGTATTCACCACTGCCTCCGTAAGAGACGTCAAGTTGCCGTCTACGCGCAACGAGAACAGCATCGATGCCGTCGTCGACGGGAAGTCCGCACCCGCGACAAACCCGAAAGTGAGCTGCACGTCGGAACCGACGACAAGCTTGTGCAATGCAGACACGTTTGAGCTTACGGATCCAGCAGCAGTGGGCACCCACTGCGGTAAGATCTGTGTAGAGGGAATAATAGATCTGATCTCCGAGCTCTGAGTTCCATCCGGACCACGCAGCATGACTTTGAGCGTGAGGTCCGCGGTGCTAGCGGGTGTGATCGACGTGATCGTGACGGTCTCGAGCTCATCGGAGCACTCTACCTCAGTGATCGGAGTGTCGACGCCACTTTGCTCGAACTTGACGTATGCAACCTGCGTCGCCACAAAGCTCGAGTGCAGCAAGTCGCCACCAGTGAAAGTGAGCGTCAGTGCACCCGTGTTACCCGCTTTGAGGTGTGCACCACCGTTGTACCCATTCGCAAGACCGTTATATGTAAAGCTGCTAGGGAAAGTGTAGATGTTAGAAGAAGTTAAAGTATCTGAACGCCAATTATATGGCTTGCTTGTGTTACCGTAATTAAGGTTCACCAATCCCAAATGATTAACATCTCTCTCAACTTTATGAGAAATAGATACACGAGTAGTACCCATGTATAGTGCACTAATTTGTTGCGATGTCAAGTTTTCGTTTGCGTAGAAACACACTTGCTTTAACGAACCTGCAAATTCGGGGTCTGCTTCAAATGAGTGCCCCAAGTAACCAACAGACAAGTCGAAATTCACAGGTTTTGAGCTTATAGAACCTGAACCGTAGTTACCTGTATCACCAGAATTGAGCACCCAGCTTAATGTTGTTGCTGTAGTGTTTATTGCGATAAAATTCCAAGTATTATTGTTGATATTAGTAGCAGTGCTAAATGAATATACGTCGTTAAAGTTTAGAGAGTTTGATCCAGTCACGTATAATCTAAAAGTTCCGTTTGTTGCCATATCGATAATACGAGTGGAAGACCCGTTGTTATTTGATTTAAACCAGCAACTAAAAGCAGCTGTATTTCCAGATGAGGTGGGTGGTAAAACTATGTATGAAGCACCTGGGGCGTTATGAATTGCACCTCCTGTTAAAACCAAACCATCATTAAAACTAGCATTTCCTCCGGTTGTATTACCATCAACACCTATTGTGGCATCAGTTACTCCTACACCACTTGCATAGTTTTGAATATTATCAGTAAATGGATAATACCAAGTAGGAGTTGTTACATCAAGTAATGATCCAGCCGATATTGTTCCTACATAGGTTTGTACGTAAGGAGAAGGAGAAGAATAACCATTTGGTGTTACTGTTACACTGGCTGTCATCGATGATGGAAGAACGGATAAAAAGTTTGAAGTCACGGTAAGAGTCTGATCAAGACTTATTACCGGAATGTTTTTAGTAGTTTTTATTATAGTTGGGTATGTGTAAACTTGACTTGACTCAATTGCAAATGTGAATTGTTGACCGAATGCAGAAAATACAAATGTATGATATATTGAGGAAGAAGCCGCATAAGGAACAATCAATGAGGCACCGCTAACTGTTGCAAGCGTAAGAGGTAAATTAGCACCATTAACTGTCGCAGAAAAAGAAGATAATACTTGGAAAGAGAATGCTGATTGTGTATTAAAGTTAAATCTTAGATCTACTGAACTATTAGAAACAAGTTTATATGGGGAAGGAATCGTCGACGTAACACTAACAGCTGTAATAGGAATTGCAAAATCACTAGATGATATAGTGCCAATGATTGCATCACTAAGTGACTCTTTTGGCGATTTCAATACTACTTTAATTGTCAAATTATTTGATGATATAGGAGTTATACTATTTATTGTGACTGTGTTTTGTGATGCAGAACAGGAAAGATCAGTAATAATATTTTCTTGACCATCTTGTATATACGAAACATAAGAAATTTGTTTTTGAACATCATTAGAGTGTAAATCATCACCGCCAGTAAAAGTTAATATTAAAGAAGAAGATATTCCTTGTGAAAGATATCCTTGACCGTAGTATCTATTTTTATCTGTTGCCAAAAAATTAAAAGCCGTAGCAAAAGTATATGGATTTATAAAAGTTAACCCACTTTGAGAAAGATTGTATATGAAATTATTTAAATCTTTTGCTTGGTTAACATAAATTGTTTGATTAGTAATTTGTGTAGTTGGTGTGAAATCAAAATTATAATAATATTTTCCAAAAAGTTCACTGATTGATACATTATCTATTGTTCCATTTGAACATGTAATTGTTGTATTAGTTAAATCACTTGATATTTCTTTTGACATTTCTAAACTCAACGCTACTGTTGTTCCAACATCAAAAGTTGTCTTTACCACGTTTTTACTAGAAGATTCAAACAAATTTACAATTGTCTGACCAGATACCAAATTAAAAGTATGAGATAATATACTTTGAGTACCATCCAGTGTTATTATATTATTAGTGTGAATAGTAAGCGAAGTACTTACATTATTTACATTAGGTAATATAGTAAACACTGCAGTTGAAGTGTTATTCGTGTTAATCATTTGTACATCACCAAATGTACAATTATCGTTAGGAACAAAAGATAAAGCCCCTGCAATTGGTTTGGATAAAATAATCTTTACTTTTTGAGTTCTTCCTATGACAAGTTTTGACATTGTCGAGAAAGAACCAGCGAGATCTGTTTCAACTTGAACAGAATTAATTTTTGCTCCAGCAGATATATTAGATAATGTTGTGATGCTTCCATCTAAAGCGGCCACATTTTTTATACTATATATTGTTGTACTTGGAGTAGATGAAGTAGTCACCGTAAAATTAACTTGTGATCCGCTTATTGAAGTAAACACTGGTGAAACACCTTCTGTCGCTGTAATTACGGGTATTCTTGTATTAGTTAATTCCTTATTAAAAGTAACAGATAAAGTGTATGATGTATTTTCTTCTGTAGGTTGGGTTCCATTCCACCCAACAATAGTAGGTGGTGTATAAAGATTAATAGGCCCTACAGTTGTAAGATCTGTAATACCATTTACACTTGCATCAATTGATCCATCTACAGATGTAAGTCCATTGAAAGTAAAAGTAACACTTCCAGTTTCAAGAGATTCCCAATCAAATTTAACTTGTTTTCCGATTATACTGATTGGAATAATAGTAGTTGGTGTTCCACTAGTTGCTGTAATAGAAGTACAAGTTTCGATATCTTTATTAAACACAGCTATAAGAGAGTCTGTATTTGTATACAAAAAATTTTTAGATGCAGGACTGTGTACCCAAGATGAAAAATTAGGTTGTTCTAATAAACCCGTAATTTGAAATGAATAAGATACTTTTTTATTAACTTCATGTATATCAGCTGCCCTAATATTTGTAAAAATGATTGTGTCAGAATCTTCTGTTGCTGGAGTTGTATAATCAAATTTACATTTTCCGTCAAAAAATGATACATTGGATACTTCTCCAAAAGAACTTGTCACTTCACCTGCTTCAGCACCTCCTTCAGAGAAAATCATGGTAAGATCAGTGTATTTATTATTACGTGTATTAATTGTTGGGTTATTTTCGATAGCATAAGGGTAAACATCAGCAAGTGAAATCGTAATAGGTAATACAACTTTTTTTTTTATGGAATCATCTGATGAGTAAAGAGTAAATGTAAATACATCAGATAGTTTTGGCGGTTTATAGTAGACAAATATGTTACCTTTGGATGTTCTAGATGGAAGAGTACCTCTTTCAGCAGATATTACTGATGTGAGACCTCCAAGATTAAAATCTGTTGAAAAACAGAGAGAAGGATAAATTTGTCTGACAAAAATTTCAGAAGGCGACATAGGAGGTCGTAGAAAATCACCAAGATAAGCTATATCAGCATTAACTCGAGTGGTACGTATAAGTTCTTTATCGGAATCATAGTATAACCAAACACCGATAGGAGCTCCTTTATCTTCTATTTTAAAAGCTTTTATCAGAAAATCAGTATCAGTTGAAACGGGCATATTTATTTATTATAAATAAATAAATAAATAAATAAATAAATAAATGTTTTATACTATTGTGTGAAATAGTATAATTTAAATCTTTTATTAGTTGTAATATTACCTTTTTAGTTTGTAATAGGAGCTAAAGGAACATTAAATTTTGTAGATATATTTGTTGTAAGTGTACTAATTTCTGAATCTGTTAGAGCTCTATTATATACACCAAATTCTCCTAAAGATCCATAAGCAGTATAGTTGTCTCCAAGTGGTCCAAAAAGATATAAATATTGTCTCCTTTCCTCATCACTTATTTGTATAACAGGATATGAATTTGTAATAGTTTTTAACCTTACTCCATTTATGTAAGGTATAACTGTATTATTTACAGATACCATGCACATAAATACCCATGTATTAAATGGGAACGTAACATATGAATCGTCTATTCGTTTTGTGTTCATACTCGCAATTTGACTTTTATTGGTAACTTGAAATTTACCACCCCAACATCCCATAAACCATCCAATATCAGCATTATTACCACTTGCAAGAATCATTGATGTACCAATTCCAGGTGTTGCCTTACAAAACATACAAATAGTATATGCATCAATAGGAAATTGTGAGGGTGGAAAATAAACTCTTCCATGATTTATTCCGGGTCTTAATACTGTTATTGATCCCTTAGTAGTTCCTCTAGTAATAGGATTACTGTAATCCATTGAATTGTTAAAGTATGGTGAATATCGAGAAGCGTGACGTTTATTGTTTGATTTATCAAACATTTTTAGCATACTAGTTCCATCTTCAATTTCCTGTCCAGTTACGTAAGGATCTGATCCATCTATCCAGCATACAAGATTCGAATTACCAACTGAACCTAATCCAGAAATATCATCCAAATTTCCTCTTCCAAGACGAATAATCTGTCCGATACCTGACATGAATGGTCCAACAGTCTGTCTGAATTCAAAGTATTTGAACGAATCAATAACAGTAAGCTTATTCCATTTACAAGATTGTAGTTCGTATGCATCACCAGTTAGAGTAGCAAGAATTGTTCCATTAGTAAAATCTGAAGTTTCAAAACCTGTGAGAGTATACCTAGCATCTGGATTTCCACCAAAAAACTGACAACCAAGCCCGATATGTGTAGGCTTCTGTGCATTTTTATACCCCCATCTAATAGCCCATATATCATTTATGTGTGATTTCATATCATAATAATCATTATTAGATGGATTATTCAACAAATATGATAATTTTCCATTGGTTCGCATGTTTATATGAACGTTATCTAAAGTATCTCCTCGGCCGTTATCTAGCATTAAAGAAGTGTCATACGTTGAATTAATCCATTGCCAATATGCACTTGTACCCCAGTCTGTTGAGTAATTTACGTTTGTTGAATCTGTTGAGGCTTTAAATGCATAAAATTCATCACCAAATGCTTTTGTTGGTGTCCAATCGGTTACATTCCACAAAGGTGAAACGTTATATGGAAAAGTAGCCCACTTAACACCTAAATCTCTCTCTATATTTGTTCTAGTGCTATCAGATAATGCGCTGTTGAATATTACTATTTCTCCAATATCTCCCGTAAAAAAACTATATGCTGAATTATAAAAGGATGAACCTATATATAATTCTGTAAAAGCAGGAGTACTTCCAGAACTTGGCACCATAGGTAAGCTGTTTATAAAAGATTTGATACTAGTTCCATTAACAACCATAGTAGCAATTGCCCAAGTATTTGTAATATTATAGGCAGGGCCATTTGGATTATAACTAGCTGTACCAATAGTACCAATGGTATTTGGCAATGGTGACACACTGCCACTACCTGATGGACCCATATTTAAACCTCCCCATTGATAACAAATTAAATCATAACCTCTATACGCGTTTAATATAGTTCCTAAACCATTGCCATTAAGTACAATAAATATAGTATAAGCAGATGAAGGAAATGAATTATTAGAAAAAGTAGAAATTAAATTAGAAGTAGTATCGCCACCCCATGATGTAGGTGAAAAATTTATAACCCCTCTTCCATTCTTTACCCTAGACTTAAATTTTGGTTTAAGTGTTGTAGCTGTAATAGCATGTCTTCCGTTTCCGGATTTATCCCACCACTTTGTTATATCAGTATTATCTAATGGTGCAGATCCATTTGCAAGTGGATCTGCACCATCAAGCCATAATGCTAACCCACTTGTTGTCATAATAGCATTAGGAGGTTGTTCAAATTTATCAGATGGTATAGTATTTATTATATCCGTACTAAGTACTATTCCATTAGGAGATTTTAATTGTACTTTCAAAATTAATGGATTTGATGATAGAGGAGTTATACTATTAATTGTTATAGTGTTAGATATGGTGGAAATTTCAAGTAAATTTGAGTCGATAGTAGTTTCTTCATTATCTTGTATATATTTAACATAAGAAATTTGGCTTACGTTGTCACCACCTGTAAATGTCAATATTAGAGGGCTAGATGTAAACTCTTTTAAATATGCTCCATCTCTAAATCCATTACTAGTTGAAAATAAATTAAAAGCAGTAGGAAACATATATGGATTTAAAAAAGTTAATCCACTTAGATAAATAGTATAATTAAAATTGTCTAAATCTTTTGCCCCACTAACAGATAATGATTTGTCAGTTCCTGCTACAGTAGGAGTAAAATTAAAATTATAATAATACTTTCCTTCAGTAGTACTGCTTGTTAGGGAAGTTACTGTTCCGTTAGAAGAACTAATTACTGTATTAGTTAAATCACTTGGTATTTGTTTTGACATTTCTAAACTCAAAGCTACTGTTGTTCCAACATCAAAAGTTGTTTTTACCACGTTTTTACTAGAAGATTCAAACAAATTTACAATTGTCTGACCAGATATTAAATTGAAAGTATGAGATAATATACTTTGGCTACCATCCAGTGTTATTATATTATTAGTTTGAATAGTAAGAGAAGTATTTACATTATTTACATTAGGTAATATAGTAAACACAGCAGTTGAAGTGTTATTCGTGTTAATCATTTGTACATCACCAAATGTACAATTATTATTAGGGATAAAAGATAAAGCACCTGCAATTTGTTTGGATAAAATAATCTTTACTTTTTGAGTTCTTCCTATAACAAGTTTTGAGATTGTTGCGAAAGAACCAGCGAGATCTGTTTCAACTTGAACAGAATTAATTTTTGCTCCAGCAGATATAGAAGCATTATCCTTTCTGATGCTTCCATCTAAAGCGGCCACATTTTTTATACTATATATTGTTGTACTTGGATTAGATGAAGTAGTCAAAGTAAAATTAACTTGCGATCCGCTTATTGAAGTAAACACTGGTGAAACACCTTCTGTAGCTGTAATTACGGGTATTCTTGTATTAGTTAATTCTTTATTAAAAGTAACAGATAAAGTGTATGATGTATTTTCTTCTGTAGGTTGGGTTCCATTCCACCCAACAATAGTAGGTGGTGTATAAAGATTAATAGGCCCTACAGTTGTAAGATCTGTAAGACCATTTACAGTTGCATCAATTGATCCATCTACAGATGTAAGTCCATTGAAAGTAAAAGTAACACTTCCAGTTGTGAGAGATGTCCATTCAAATTTAACTTGATTACCAATAATGCTTGTAGGAACAATAGTTGTTGGCATTCCACTAGTTGCTGTAATAGAAGTACAAGTTTTGATATCTTTATTAAACACAGCTATAAGAGAATCAACCCCTGTGTATGTAAAGCTTTGAGATGATGGTGTATATACCCAAGATGAAAAATTAGGTTGTTCTAATAAGCCCGTAATTTCAAATGAATAAGATACTTTTTTATTAACTTCATGTATATCAGCTGCCCTAATATTTGTAAAAATGATTGTGTCAGAATTTTCTGTTGCCGGAGTTGTATAATCAAATGTACAATTTCCATTAGAAAATGATACATTGGACACTTCTCCAAAAGAACTTGTCACTTCACCTGCTTCAGCACCTCCTTCAGAGAAAAGCATGGTAAGACCAGTGTATTTATTATTACGTGTATTAATTGTTGGGTTACCTTGAATACCAATAGGGTAAACATCAGCAATCGAAATCGTAATAGGCAATACAACTATTTTGCTTGTGGAATCATCTGATGAGTAAAGAGTAAATGTAAATACATCAGATAGTTTTGGCGGTTTATAGTAGACAAATATATTATTTTTGGCTGTTCTAGATAGAAGAGTACCTTTTTCAGCAGATATTACTGATGTGAGACCTCCAAGATTAAAATCTGTTGAAAAACAGAGAGAAGGATAAGTTTGTCTGACAAGAATTTCAGAAGGCGTCATAGGAGGTCTTAGAAAATCACCAAGATAAGCTATATTAGCATTAACTCGAGTGGTACGTAGAAGTTCTTTATCGGGATCATAGTATAACCAAACACCGACAGGAGCTCCTTTATCTTCTATTTTGAAAGCTTTTATCAGCAAATCAGTATCAGTTGAAACGGGCATATTTATTTATTATAAATAAATATTTTAAACTATTTTTTTATTAAAAATACTTTAAACTATTTTAAAAATTAACCTATCAGACGAAATATTATACTTTAAATTGTATATATCTGTTGCTTGATTAACTTTAATTGTTTCATTAATACTTTCTGAAGTTGGTGTGAAATCAAAATTGTAATAATATTTTCCAAAAAGATCACTGGTTGATACATTTGTTATTGTTCCATTCTCACATGTGATTGTTGTTTTAGATAAATCACTCGCTATTTGTTTTGAAACTTGTAAACTCAAAGATACTGTTATTCCAACATCAAAAATTGTTTTTGCCTCGTTTAAATTTGAAGATTCAAACACATTAATAATTTTTTGATTGTATACTAAATTAAAACTAGCAGTTAAAATACTTTGGCTACCGTCTTCAGATATTATATTGTTAGTTTGAATAAGTAGATAATCAGTTATCGTATTTATAGGTGTTATAGTAAACTCTGCGGTGGAAGAGTTAATCATTGTTACAATACCAAATAGACATCTTGGATTAGGCATAAAAAATAAAGTTCCAGAAATTGGTTTAGAAAAAATAAGCCTCACTTTTTGTGTTCTTCCTATAACAAGATTATACATTTCCAAAAATGAACCAGATAGATCTGTTTCGACTTCAACAGAATTAATTTTTGCTCCACAAGATATAGTTGATAATTCTGCAACAGTTCCATCCGAAGCGGTAACATTGCTTAAAGTATATATTGTAGAACTTGGTGTAGATGAAGTAGTGACAGTAAAATTAACTTGTGATCCACTTACTGAAGTAAAGTGTGGAACAATTTCATCTGTTGCTGTAATTACAGGAAATATTGAATTAGATAATTCTTTGTTAAAAAGAACAGATAGATTATATATTGTATTTTCTTCTGTAGGTTGATTACCACGCCAACCAATAATTGATGGTTGTTCTAAATCCGTTGAAGCAGACATTTATTTATTATATAATAATATTTATTTATATTATTATTTATAACATTATTTATTTTGTAAAAAATAAATAATATACTAAACTTTCTAAATAATTTAAACCACTGTTAAGTAATTAACATAAAAAATTTTGTCTCCCGCAGTTCCTGTATTCTTCATATAAAACTTAGGAGCTTCATTCGGACTCCATTTTACCCAAACCTGGCTTCCATCTTCGCCATTAGCATGAACGCCAAATGATGACGATTCCATATCTGCTTTTGCTTTGACCATTTTGTAGTTATAAACACTGCCATCATTATCGGCACTTTGAATCTGGAATTCATAACTACCACGCAACTTGTTAATTTCAGTAATAAAAACATATTCGTGATTATCTCCTTGAAGTGTAAAAGTTTTTGTTCCAAAATTAGGCATTGAGACTGATTTAGAAATAATATCACCACATGTAAGTGTTGAATACGCTTCTTTATTTAGTGTAATTGAATCTGGACCATCTTTTGTACTAGCTAGAACGAAGCTAGTAGCAGATTCATCCCAAAACATAGCAGCAGAATCAATTGGTCCTGTAGCTCCTGAACGAGTGAACAAAAGACCAGCGTCTTTTCCTATAGCAGATGCACTATTAAGAACTATGATATTATCTTCCACAACAAGCTTCTCTGTATTTATAGTTGTAGTGGTGCCTGTTACTGTTAAATTTCCATTTATTGTACAATCACCAGTAGTATTAATAGCTTTAGTATTAGTAGTTCCGTTAATTGTTAAATTTCCTTCAACTGTAGTCAAATAACCAGTATGGGAGATTTTAACATCAGTAGAAGTCTTGCCTACTTCTACTGTAGGACCGTCAAGTGTTGAAATATTTGTCGAAACAATATTGATAGCAGGAGCATTTACATTTGCTATAGTACCAGCTGATAAAGTTATATCAGGAGCCTGGCTGTATACACCAGTAGCTCCAAGAAGTTGGATATTACCAACACTAGATTGGACCTTTACTACTTTTTCACCCAAGATATGTGCGAGTGTCTTACCAGACACTAAAACATCTTTAGTAGTAGATTGAAGTGTAGCATTTCCTGCACTCGAAACTACAGAATAATCACTTGTTATATTAGAAGTAGAAGTACCAGTAAAAGTTTCTAGCTTAGTAATACCTTTGAGTTCTACAGTTCCTACAGTTGCTTCTACAAGTGCATTACCAGAAGCTGATTTAACTGTAACAGCGTCAGTACCACTAAGAAGAGCAAGAGTCTTACCGTTAACTGATGCTTCAGAATCAGTAGAATTTAATGAAGCAGTACCACTTGTTGATGTTATTGTATAATTATTCGTGCTTGAAACATTAGCACTTCCGAATAATTCTGACTTAGAAGTACCTTTAAGGGTTACAGTACCAACAGTAGCTTCAACTGTAACGTTACCTGAGTCAGCGGTAAGAGAAGCTGGACCGCTCGTTGAACTAATGGATGCAGATGTTGCACCGGTAATTGAAACACTACCTAAAGTAGAAATAAGACCAGCTGAAGAACCACCAGAAACTAAAACATAACCAGTACCTGCTGTCAAGTTAGCGGAAGTACCGCTAACGGTAACGTTTCCTGCTGATGCACTCAAACTGGCTCCGGTATAACCGGACACAAACACAGCTCCTTGAGGAGCAGAAGCATTCAAACTTTTAGCCGACTGAATGTAAAAATTAGCGGCTGTGTTGGTAGTCTTCAAGTATTGATCACTATCACCATAAAAATCACATCCATTCTCGACAATAAGGGAACCTTTTCCATATCTTTCACTGTTACTAGTAGAACTTTCAACTCGAAGCGAGCCATCCAATACTGAAGAATATTTATCATACTCGGCTAAAGGTGGCATTTTTTATTATAACAAAAGATTAAAAAAAAGATTTTTTTTCTTTTTTTTAATCTTTTGAGATAATCTAAAAAGATAGCATAACTTGCAAATTCAATTTTTCTAATATCATAGCACCAGATGTTCTATAATTCACTCATTCAACTTGTTCGCGAGATCAGATCTATGATATAGACAGTATAAAACAACAGTATATTAAAAATATTAGTGTAAAAAATGTTTCGTTCTAAAAAACCACGTAGAAAATTGACAGAAATTCAAGATAAGTGATTTTAACTAAATGAGTTTTATTAAATTTTTACATTTAATAATGTTAAATACTCATTATATTATTTCAGCATCAAAATCAAAATAATAAGCACCATAAAAGGGTTGAAAACTACTAATGACTTCAGAGTCATTTACAAATGTATTATTTACACGTAACTTAACAAACATAAACGGTGGGTTATTATCGTTACTATTATTTTCTTGGATTACCATCTTACAAATTTCAAATACTGTGGTTTCTTCTGAAACATCAAAGACAAATGGAAATGCACATCTGGAAGACTTTGTCCATCTTAAATAAACTTTCATTTTTTATAATAATGATAATTTTTTAAAAACACGCAAACAATCAAAAAAATTGATTTTTTCTTCTTCTTACACAAACATATTAGAATAGAAATGTCACAAGTAACATATCTCCAGATGCTAGCTGATGAATCAAGCAAAATAATGGAAGAAGAAAATAAACCAAACAAAGATTGGTTTAGAGAAAGAATTGATAAAATATTTGAATATGCAGGCCTTAATTGGGCCGAACTTGCATTTAAGTATAATGAATCAGATATATTTCTTTCTGAAAAAGCTTTAAAAATTCAGGAAGGATTAACTTATCTCATTGATGATTGGTCTACACAACCTTTCTTTGACTTGTCAATCTATCATTATGTAATACTTGATATGAACGAATTTTGGATTTATTATGAAAATAATTATAATTACGACAACGATATTTCTGATCTCATCTCTGGATTAAAAAATTTGTAAAAGAGTTATTATATTACAATTTTGTAATATAATTTTGTACACGATTTATCATTAAATAAATAGATTGTGCATTTCAACAATCCATTCTGGAGTAGGACGGCCAGCTATTTTTCCTTTCCAAGAATGTATATTCATTTTTCCAAAAAAATAATATTGACGATACGCTTCTACACTGTCATCTTCTTTATACATGTCTGGCATTGCTTGTCGTGGTTGTGTAAATTCTAAATCTGGTAAATTTGGAACGTGCTGAGCCAAATCTTCTATATAAGCTTGACATTTGTGTATTTTTCCGTATCGATAGGTGTATTCTTTGCAAAGTTCTTTACCAAGTTCACACAACCATTTATAATTTTCTTTTGATTCTCTCGTCCATATAGAAGATGGATGATTTTTATGTGTAAGTTTGTAACAAGGAGTATAAATAAGTGTCTTACAAGGATTGTTTTCATTTGCCATATGATGAGCTGAACAAAGAAGCTGTGTTGTTTCTAATATCATTTTTACGACATGTTTATCTATGTGCATTTGAGCACATATTTGAGGTAAAATATGGAGAAAGAAAATGTTCATTCTTATTTTTTATTTTATTTTTGAATAAAAATTCAATTTTGTATTTATAAATATTGTAGTTTATTTTGTAAAACATAATTTAGACATATTACAAATTGTTTAGTGCCTCCTAAACAATTCAAAGTTACTATTTGCAAAAATCTATCATTACAAATTTGTCCTACACTATTATAATTATTTTTATCGTTATGATTTTATTAAATCCACGTGTCCAGAAAAATTGATTAAAAAATATGGATCAAAAAACAGTTATCTTTCTGATGCTATTCATTTTCTTTTTTCAATTCTTTTAGTTTGTATTTTAATCATTTCTTCATGTGAAACAGAATAAAAAGGAAATGATAAGAATTATATTATTTTTTTTATATATTTTCTTTCTCTTTCGCGCAAAGATTCTATACTTTCACTTTTTTTTTGAACATCTTTTATTCTTTTTGTTCTTGTTTTTAATAATTTTAAACTTTCCTGTTTTCTCATATATTCTTCATATGCATTCATATTGCATTCAATTTGTATATTAACCTTTTCTTGATCTGAAGCTGTTATACATTCTGTATTTTCATCCCACTTCCAACAGTTATTGCCCTTCTTATTACTATTGCATATAGCTATTTTAACTATTTCTTGGGATTCTTGTTGCTTCATACATTTATGTTTTGGTCCCTCAGAAGGCGAAGGTAAAACATAAAATATTCTTTGTGTACTATGTATAATATGCAAAAGTTGCCATACGTTTACGTATGCATTATCACAGTTAAAATTCAATGGAGAAAGAACATAAGGTGTTTTTTGTTTAAATGATTTATTATCCTCGTCTGTATCGCAATATTTTATCTTTTTTGATGATTCATTAAACCAAGATTTTATAAAATTTTTTGGATAAGTGAAAGCTAAATATTTATAATCTACTGCATTTGGAGTGCCTGCTCTCATGTATTCGGTTGGTATTAAGAATACAACATTATCTAGGTCTTTCAATACTTCATGTAATTTAGCTTCGTCATCAAATTCTAACACATCTATACACTTTTTTCTAATACCTGCAATACTCTTTTCGTTCACATCTAATTTTTCTGGTGCTTCATCTATTAATTTGATAAAATATTGTACACTATCTGTAGCATATTGTATTATTATATCTTTAATTTGTTGTTTATTTTGTTTAGGATATATACGCTCAAACACTATGTAAAAAGTACGACTTATATCTTGTATTATGTGGTTGTTCTTTGGGTTAAGAAATTTTTTTAAATAATTTTCGTTTGGATTTAACATATAGAATTTTGTAATGAAGAATTCCATCATATTTTTTAACTTATTTTTTTCTTGTGAATTTGAATACCAATACCAATATGTTTCTTTTGCAATAACATATGCCTGGTCTATTATAGAAGTCATATATTGTACTTTGTTTGGATCCATTTGATGTATTTTATTAATATAAAATAAATTTATTTATTTAGCAAATAATCATTTTTCCATGATTATTTGCTAAAAGAATTTAAAGTGAAAACAGTCTAATAAATATACAAATAATGTACGATGAATACATTGAACTATATAACACCTACACACGCAAATATGGATCAAAAACAGCCATCTTTCTGATGGTAGGATCATTTTATGAATTATATGACATTATCAACACTGAAACCGGTGAAACAAAATGTAATGTTCGCGAGATTACGGATATTCTAGGTATACAATTATCCAATAAGAAAAAAGATTTTGGAAAGAATCACGATGGTTTATTTGCAGGATTCCCAGATTATGCATTACACAAGTGGGCTGGGCGCTTAACATCAACCGGATGGACTGTAATCATTGTAGATCAAGTAAAAGATACAAAAGGAAAGGTAAAAGAACGAAAAGTATCACGTATTTTGTCACCTAGTACTCATATTGAAAATATTCAAAATAATGAAACTCCTTATATTATGACATTTTATTTTCAGGGAGTTGCTAATCAAGCTCCTAATTTTGGCGCGGCTATTCTAGATTTGACAACAGGTACAACCCATACCTATTTAGGGAAAGCTAGCGGAAGACCAGATATTTGGACTGCTGATGATTTAGTTCAAATGATAAGTGTATTTCAACCAAAAGAAATTTTGGTTTATTGGAAATCTGATATACCAATTGAAGAATCCTATTTTAAAAGAGTATTTGGTTTGCAAAATACACTGATCCATATTCGCAATTTAGATAAAAATTATGTTGATAATTTCTCTATTGATTTGGTTCGTTCGGAGTATTTAAGAAAAATATATTCAATAAAATCCCTCTTACCAGAAAAGGTGTTTTTAGGACTACGTTCAGATTATGAGGAGTTGGCTCTTTTATATTTACTGCAATTTATCGAAGAGCACTATCCAAGTATATTGAAATCATTTCATAGAAATGAACCGTGGATTCCTGATGCAAAATTAATCTGTGGTAATCATGCTCTGACACAGTTGCAAATGACTGCTATCAATCAAAATGAATGTGTAATTGGCTTATTCAACGCAGCCATCACTCCTATGGGAAAAAGAGCAATAAAACTGCGTCTTTTATCACCCTATTCTCAAGCAAATGAAATTCGTGCAAGGCTCAACGAGGTGAAAGAATTGATGGAATGGCCAGAAAATACACAGAAAAAATTAGATAGGCAACTTCGATTTATGTACGATCTTCCAAGACTTCATAGAAAATTGCTATGTGGATTAATAACACGTCAAGAAATAGCTGGTTTATTTCAGACATACAACTCAATCGAAAATATTATTCTTCATATTACACCAGACACAATACTAAAACAGCCATTTACATTTGAACAATGGACTACATACATCACATCGTTTAAAGAAAATTTCTCTGAAGAAAAGGCATTGCAAGACTCAAGCGATATAACAGCGTTTAATACATCAAAATATACTGAAATAGGTGTAGTTGAAGATAAGATACAAACTGTTCTAAATGAGTTTCAATTGCTTATTAAGGAAATTGCAGTAAATGCAGAAGTAAATGAAGAACATCTTCGTCTAGAGTCGAGAGAAAAAGAACCATTCGGAATCAAATGTTCATCTGCTACGTTACAAAAACTAAAGAAAAATACTAAAAATCTTCCAGATGGAGCTAAAGTAACCGAATTGAAATCTGGTGGATGGTTTGATTGCAAACTACTGCAAAATTTAAATCAACAACTGGTTAAACTAAGAGAAGACCTAAAATCATTAATACACACTTATTTAATTGAAGCGTGCTACAATATATCAGAAGCTGGCGAAAAGATTTGGGCTTTAATGGAAGAATGGGTTCAACATATTGATTGTACACAATGCATTGTACGAGTTTCAAATAAGCTAGGTTTTTCTTGTCCAAATATCGAAGATGTAACAGAAGAATCCGGATCTGGTTTTACAATTCAAAACATTCGTCATCCTTTAGTAGAAGCGACAGCTTCTCGTGTTTCATATGTAACACATGATGTTACACTTGGTATGAATGGAGTCAAAGGTTGGCTAGTGTATGGAATGAATGCAAGTGGAAAATCAACACTGATGAAAGCAACTGGTATTGCGATCCTTCTTGCACAAGCAGGTTGCTTTGTTCCAGCTACAGAAATGATATTAAGACCTTTCAAAGCTATTTATACAAGAATTTTAAACCAAGACAACTTATTCTCTGGTCTATCATCATTTGCAGTCGAAATGTCTGAATTAAGAGACATTTTGGTTAACGCAAATCAAAACACATTAGTATTGGGTGATGAACTATGTTCTGGGACTGAATCAACATCTGCACAAGCATTAGTATCTGCTGGTATTCAATATTTATCGGAAAAAAATGCTAAATTCATTTTTGCGACTCATTTGCACGATATTCCAAATGTAATTGATCTAAAATCTCTGTGTGTAGAAGTCTGGCATCTTCACGTTGACTATGATCCGATTAGCAAAATATTAAAATACGATAGAAGTCTAAGGAAAGGTTCAGGATCAAGTTTGTACGGTCTAGAGGTTGCAAGAGCTATGGACCTCCCTTTTGCTTTTATTGAACAAGCTTTAAAAAATAGGCGTGTCATTGATGGTTCAACGGATGTTGTCAATGCAAAAAACTCTTCGTGGAATACTAGCATTATTAAAAAACAGTGTGAAAATTGTGGGTCACAAATTACAAAAGAATTGGAAGTTCATCACATAAAAGAAAGGAATTCCGCAGTCAACGGACTTTTGAAAAATGGAACACATATGAACAATATGAGAAACTTAATGGTTGTTTGTCAAAAGTGTCACGATGAAATTCATATCAATAATATTGAAATAGGATCGGTTATACAGACTTCAGAAGGTTCGGTACGAAGTAACGATGATAGCATTAGCGAGGTTAGTTCTAAATCAAGTGATTCAAAGAAGAATAAAAAAGCTAAATGGTCTGATGAAGATTTAGAAATAATCTACTCCGTTATCGAAAAGTTCAAGACTTCAAGTCTTAAGGCAATTAGAGCCTATTTAGAGTCAAAACATCAAATTACTGTGAGTGAAGGTGTTTTGAGCAAAATGCGGAAAGGAGAGTATCAAATCTCAAAAAATTAAAAATATTAAGTATAATAAATGGATGATTTATTATATTTAAAACATACAACAACATTTGATAATTTATTACGTATTTTACAATCTGGTAAAATATACACAAGAGTAGATATGTGGTATAATGAGCATGAAAGTATAGGAGGATTTACGGAAGGAGGATGGGGACCAGATTCTTCACCAGATCAATATCCTGGTCTTTATATGACTTTAATACATAGAGATTTAATCGGAAAAGATATTAAGTATTGGTCAAAAGATGATGTTCAATTAATATTTTGTATAACTTTATTAAATAGACAAGATTTTCATTATAATTATGTGGATTCAAATGGATTTTTGAATAAAGATATAACAAGTTTAAATATAAAAGAATTAGAAAATGATATAAAAAAACGTGGAATTATTCCTTTAAATGAGATAATATTTCATAATTCTGTATCTGTAAAATATTTAAAGGAAATATGGGTTAAAAGTGCAGACGTTTATACAAAACTTCAAAGTATATTTGATGAATTATCAGTTAATATACCTATTAAAATAATAAATAAATATACAGATACAAGTTATAAATGTGATGAGGAGATAAATAAGATGACACCAAATTATTGTTATTTTTTTGATAAATGGGAAAGAGAAAATATTAAAGAATCTGGATATCCCTATGATATAGAATGGTATAAGGAAATGGCAAAAAAATGTGGTCTAAGCCCTAAGGAGCTCGAAGGTCTATATTCTATTAAAGATACAAATCCCAAAATAATTGAAGATCTATTGGAAAAAAAATTAATTTCAAGTAAAATATCAAAAGACGAGATAAAAGAATATTTGTTGATTAATAATGTATCAAAAGATACTGTTAATAATTTATCAATAAAACAATTAAATCAAATTAAAAATATGAATTTGGTTGGTTTAAATTTTTTAAAACATTTTTCTAGATTTGACAATGAAAGAAGTAAAGACAAATTTGTATTTTTTTCCGAAAGCATAAATAAAGAACCTGGTTTTGGAATAGGTGAAACAAAACTCACTCATTTTAAGTATGAATACTTAAAAAAGACAGACAATTGGAGGCGGATGTTATCTAACTCTTACGTTAGTTCTTTTGAACTTGACAATAATATCTGGAACTCAGTAGAGCATTTTTTCAATGCAATTAAATTCAGAAATGATAAAATACCAAGCAAAGAATATGAGTTTTATAAAACGTTTACTTTAAACAGCAAAAGTCCTTGGTGCAAGATTCCGGTTCTTGCAAAAAAAGCCGGTCAAGCAGGTAAGCTTGGATTTACAGCAAATATAGACGGTATAAAAATACCAGAAGATGTTAGAATGAGACCTGATTTTTACAATGAAAACATATATAGCAAGCTTCAGACTCTTGCTTTTTTTGCAAAATTTAGTCAAAATCCAGAATTAAAAAAAGTTTTATTAGCAACTGGTACAGCTGAACTATGGCATTTTCCTGATCGTGAAAAAACTGGCGGTAACATACTTTTCAAGGAATTAATGAAAGTCAGAGAGTGTATACGAAAATTTGAAAATTATGACTTGTCTACTATTTCAAAATTTTCAACTGCCATTGTTACAAAAAATTTAGCATAAACAATTGAAAACTTTATTTAGTCATAATTTTATCATAATATGTCAAAATGATTATGATTAATTTCTACTTTTTTCGAAGTAAAACATTACCATAATTAATAGTGTGTTTGTATGCAATTTTAGAAATTTCATCCATTTCATCAAATATTGATCTCAACCATTCTGCAATATCTTTCTTACCATGAAGGCATGAATGAATAAATATTTTTTGAATAATCCACGGAAAATCAATTGGATGATCAAATTCATATTCTGTTGTAATAGACAACCAGAATTCTTGCATTTCTTCTATTGATCCTCTTTCAATTATTTTCTTTACATCATTAACTATACTTTGTTCAACCAAATTGCTCATAAAATACAGTTTTATATAATTAAATACAAAATAATTTTCAAAAATATGATTTCAAATTGTAAGTCTGTAACTTTTATGAATGTACTGAACAATGTTGCCTATCACAGCTTAATTAATGAAAATGTTTAGTCATCTTATTTAAAAAATAACATGACATTACTAAGGACTCAAATTATGTATGAAGACAAAGATGAAAAGATGAAGATAGTATTGGACGAAATATTTCAAACCAATTGTCCAGAATTGGATATTGGGGAAAGGGCAGGGTGGACTTCGTACATAGATTTTATCAAACCAGATGAGTTAGCAGATACTCATGTTATGAAAGGAAAAGATGAGACTGGTAGGAATTTTATCGTTTTCAAATCTGAAGTACAAACTAGCGAAAAAAAAATCCGTTTATTTACTATTTTTTTTCAACGGTGGTATGATTCAGATGTAGTATATCACTCTGCTGGACATTACGGAACACATATGTTTTTGACAACTGGAGGCGCCTGCTTAATGCAAATAGAATTGTTACGTGATTTATTAGTAAATGGAACTGTTAATTTGACAGTAGAAAAAATGGAACAATGTCGTATCGGATACAGAGATTTCCTCGAATTAGAAAAGATAGATTCAAACTCCATTGACACCATTATATTAGGATGGTCAGATTAACAAATAGATTTAATTTTAAATAAATTCAGTGTGTATTATTGCCAAGTTCGTTGTTGGAGACTGAAATATATAATTATAATAAATAAAATATGGTATATTTACTAAATGGAAGATCAAAATATTTGTGACATACTCATAGAAACATATAATGTTAACAAGTTTGATAATGCTGAAAATGAGTTAAAAATTGCTGTATACGAAGAAGCTAAAAAATGTTCTAATGCACATAAAATGGAAATATATGCTAAAAAAAGAGATACAATACGTGTAGAAACAAATAAAAGAAATATACTTATGAAACTGATAGAGAATCATTTTGATCCTAATATTCAACAACCAATGCCAAAATTTATCGCTGGTCCAACAACTCTTACAGTTCATAAATCACCAGATGAAAAGAGAATGATTTATATATTCGGAGAGTGGCACTCCGATGTAAAAGATTGTAACATGTTTCAGTATGAAGAGGATGAAAAATGGAACAATGATAACCCAGATAAGATGACAATAGATTATTTTTTGTATGAGCTAATGAAAACAACATCTGCTTATTTAGACATCTACTTTGAATTTCCTGCTTTTCCAAAAGAAAAGTATGGTTATTATAAACATTTAAGTTATGCTAAAATAAACTATCATTTGCATAATTTATTTGAAAAATTTAAAAAATGTATAAACAAAGTAAACAGTAGTCGTTCGTCTGGTGAATGTTCTCTAGCGAGGATTCACTATTTTGACTCTAGACGTATAAATCGTGGAGGATATCTATTTGGTCTTACTGATATAGATAATTTGGTAGAGATAGTTGATGGTTTGAAAGTAAAATATGGCAATGAAAACTTGGTCAAAGAATATAAAAAACTTGTAAAAACAAATAAAAAGTTTATTGAAATTCTTTATGCATTGTGGAGTGAAGATGAACAAGAGTTTAAAGACTTTTGGATAAAACAGTTAAGTGATAACGAACTAAACACTAAAGAGACAAAATCTGGTAAATATCAAGATAGAGCAACTAAAGAAGAAATAGAAATAATGAAGTCAATAAAAGATTTTACGGAAAAAGAAATTGTGAGAAAGGCTATGAGTTTTAGAGATACATATATAGAATTAATAAATACTATTGTCGAAAAATCCGAAGAATCCAACGAATCCGACGAATCCGAAGAATCCGACGAATCCGAAGAAGAAAGAAACAAAATAACTTTTTATAATGCATTTGAAGATTTTATTGATTGTATAATCAAAACAAGTGCAAGAATATCTGATGTCTACCTTCTAGCCCGTATGTTTAAAAATTTTGATATGACTAAAATGAAAACACATGCTAATCGAGATCTTACTGATCAACCTAATAAAGCGTATAATATAATCATATATGCAGGAAATTCTCACGCTGAGTTTTGCAGACGCTATTTAGAAGAGGTAGCAGGTTTTGAAGAGATTGCAAGCACAGGAACTAATAAAGGAGAAGAAATAAACTGTATAGATATGAGAACAATACCACAACCATTCTTTTCTACCTGGACACGGACGTGGACATACTTATGGAGTAAATATATCGCTGAACAGTGATTATAAAACTTTTAAAGACTTACTTTCACATTGACAACATTATATTAGGATGGTCAAATTAACATAAGTAAAAGAATCTAACAAATAGATTTAATTAGTTTTTGAATTAAAAAATATTATAAGTATAATATTTTATGTCTTATAAACTTAATCAATTAATTTTTTGAGGTTTGTAAAGTTCCATTTCTTCTTTTGTATAAGGAGTGTACAAAGGGAAACCATATTCTTCTAAAGATTTAAGAAACCTATTAACCAGTCTGTAAGGCGGTCTATTTAATTTTGAAATATGAACAATATGTGTTTCAAATTTATTTTCAATTTTATACATTGATTCAGGTAATATTTCAATTACACGGTAAGGTACACTTTGTTTTAATTTAATCACTACTAAATCATTTATACCAAACTTTTTTTTAGGAGGAGGTGCACTATCATAGTCTTTTAATACTTTTTTAGAAAAAGTATTGTTTGACCAATCAATAAGATTAACTTTATATGTTTTATCTTTTGGAATAGGACCAAACTCTTTCCACAAATAATATGAATTGTGACTTTTACCAAAGATTGGTGGTACTTGACCGCTTGGTAAAGGCATTACGGCTTGTTGTCGCATTAATTTTTCTGTATCTGGGTGTAAATAATCTGTTGATACAGTAGTACGCCATCCCGTAAAAAGTCTCATCATATTGTTTAAACCTTTAATTGGTTGTGCAACAACCTCGTGAAGAATGTATTGAGGAAAAATAATCATATGTCCGGGAGGAACAACAAATTTATGACGATATTCGCTAATAGCATCTATATTTTCCGCACTAATCGTTGCAAATCCTTCTTTTAATTCTCTTTGCTTAACATTAAGGTGATCCAGGAATACAAGAAAAATATTGATCTGTCGTGTCTAAATTTAACCATCCGCCAAAAACTTCATCATTTTCTTTAATATATTTAGCATTCAGATGTTAATTAAAAGTTTTATAATATATAATTAACACATGAGTAAGTAGAAAAGAATGATTGTTATATCACAACATTGTTGTGATATATTTTCATTTTGTATAAAACTTTAAATATTTTGACTTTTAATTTATTGTTTTTAAACAAATATGGAAGAAGAACAAACTCTTGAATACTGGTGTGATATGATGATTAAAACCTATAATACATCCGTTCTGGATAATTTTCCTCAATCACTTAAAAGTTCTCTAGCTAAACAATGTGTAGAAAGTAAACCAAACCCAAATAGTTACACTGATTTTTTTGGTCTAATAAAGAGAAAAAAAAATAGAAATGTGTTAATGCGACTTATCAATAACTATTTTAGATCTAAACAAGTTAAAACAATTCCAACTGTAGATTTTATTGGAGGACCTCACACTCTTACATTGCATTGGAGTGATAAATATAAGAAAATAATATATATTTTTGGTGAAATTCATAGAAAAGATGTATGTGATTATGATAATATGATGCGTGTAGAAGATTATCTTAAAAATCTTTTTAGACACTCAGGTGCATTTATTGATTTTTTTTTAGAAATTCCAATGTTTGTAAAAGGTAAATATAAGTCTAATTTTGGTTTTAATGCTAGATTAAACATATTAAGAGATAAGAATAAAGAATGTATAGAGACTACTCAACGACAAAAAAATAGATATTGTGATACTAAACGTATTCATTTTATTTCTATTAAACAAGGTCCAAAAACGGAAGAAGAAATTCAATTTTTTAAATTAAACAGCACCATTATTTTTGAAATAATTGTAACAGATTTGATAATTTATAATTTATTATCAATAGATGAATTAGAAAGTTTTTATGATGGTGATAAAGAAGCACAAAATAGTTTTAAAATAGTAGAATATAAACCATACATTATAAATTTTTTAAGTTCTTATATCTTTAAAAAAGATGATATTAAACTTAAACCTACAATAGAATTTATAGTTTCTGGTACAGAAGAAACATATGAAGAGTTTTGGAAAGAACAAATGGAAACACATGAGTTTATTAGTGATGAACTATCCAAAAGCACTGAACAAACAAAAATTCGTGATTTTGCAAAAAAAGAATTTAAAAAAAAACGTTATATGTTTATTCAAAAAATTTATAGCATGAGATATTATCTTACAAAATGTTATGATGAAAAAAGTAAAACTTATAATTTTTATCAATTATCAGATTATGAATATATAAACTTTTTTATTAGATTATCAAATTTTTTTGGTGGATTAGTAGAATTAAACGCTATACTAGTAGATATTTACACACTTGCACGTATGTTTAAAAAATTTGAACTAAATCATACTACAAAATCACGAAAAACAGATGAACCGGAAGAGCCTCATAATATTATCATGTATGCTGGAGATGGACACTCCAAAAGAGTCAGACGTTTTCTTTACGAGATCCTTGAATTTGATCTTATAAGTGAATCAAAGGGTCATAATGTTGATTTTTGTGTTGATATACGAAATTTTGAGCAGCCATTTTTTTCATCATGGCCTAAAAAAAACTTATTACAAAAAATGTCTATATCTGACTTTCAAATCACATTAGAATCAAAAAATGAAATAGATGAAGATGAAACTCAACTTGAAATGTTAATATATGAAGGAACACTTATATACAAAGGTTCGGACATTAATTTTATGAATATAAAAGATTTGGCAAGAGTTTCAATAACTTTTTATTCTAGTGAACTTACAGAATATCATTATTATACATATAATAGCATGTCAAAACCTATAAAATGGAAAAGCTATAATTTTCAATATCAAGGAATAATAAGACAATCAACTAATTTTATTATGAATTCAGATAAAATAGTAAAAAAATATTCGTTTTTAGAAAACTTTAAATATATAGATTATGTTTTTCTTATTGTATTTTTACAAAAAGCATTAGAATCAAAAATAATTTCTGACTCTTCTAATATAATATTAGAAGCTAGAATACCATCTGATGAATTAAACTCAATAAAAAGTATGATTAAAATTTTAGAACACTATGAGGTAATCGGATTTGAGCAAATGTTTGCTGATGACTATATAAAGCTTATTGAAAATTTAGATGTAAATGAAAATAATTATATTCCTATGATTGGAAACGTGAAAACGATTATGTATTTGTTTAAACAACACAAACACAAACATAATTTTAAAGTTGCATATGAACTTCTTGATGAACAATATGATTAGATTGTATTACAGCAGGTTTTTTCTAACATTACGCTGTTGGTAAACAATTTTTTTAATTTGTTCATCATTTTATTTCTAATTTTAATTATATAATTAAAATTAATTATCAAACCATTCCTTCTCCGAAGGAAGCAATGCGTTTTAATGACCAATCTTTAATTGCACCTAAAACTTCATCTTCCTCATCATTTTTAAATAAAGGACGACAAGCTGGATCATATATATATAATTTTTTTATATTAAGTATATAACCTAACATAATAATATCGCTTAAGTCTATCCAAGGTGTCTTTTTTATTTGATTCATTATTATGTCAAAAATTTTTTGTTCTTCCGTAATTTGTCTTTTTTTTCCTTTTATAAATGTTGTTTTTAATAATCTAATTGCATTTGCTGATGGCAGACTATCATTTAATTGTTCAATCATGTTGTATCTCTTTATTTCATCGGTTGTTGTTACTTCTTGCTTATTTGTATCTCTTATATCAATTATATGCAATCCTTCATGAGCATAAAATTCAGGATCTTCACCTTTATTTGGAGCAAGAGAATATGTCCTTTCTAAACTATCACTTGTTAATTCTTTTAATACCCAAATTTCTTTACGTTTCATTACTTGAAATACTTCTCGATCAGTTTTTTCTTCAATAGCTATAGGTGAAGGTTCCGACCAAATTTTATAAAAATTAACTCTTAATTGGTATTTAATCAATGAATGAAGTAAATCTAAATTCTCATTGTTTAATTTTATTTTATTGCCATGGTCTTTGTTATATTTATCAAATATACTAAAAAAAGTTTTTGGAATTACCATGTCTAATTCAGAAGTAGTATATTCTGGTCTAAAACCAAAATTAATTTCTTTTTCCATTGGAGCAGATACTGCGAGCATTCCCATAGCAATTATCATAAATACAGAATTTTTTATATACTCTTTTAACTCCTCCTCATCTATTTTTTTATTAAATTTAAATTTATTAAATTTATCAATAATATTTTTAACAATAGTTGGTCTGACTTTTTTTCCTTCTCTTCCATGACCACTTACAAAAAAACAAGCAGTAAGATTAGTATCTACATTCGTATCTACAGATTGATTCGTTGGTTCTGGAAATAATATTTCAAATATTTTATATATATCCTCATCTGATAAAAATTCTGTATATATTTTTTCTAATAATTGTCTATTATTACGTTTTAAAAACTTTTTGAATTTTGCAGGCATATCCAAAGGTGTAGTCGTTTTAAATTTAATTGTATCAGGAGGAAGATTAAGTTTGGCTTTAGAATTTTTGTAAGGTTTTGATTTTGCAGGCTTTTTTTTTGAGACAGAATATCCATTTTTTAAATCTGATTTACGACGTCTTGATTTAGGTGCAGATCGTGAACGTTTTTTTATTGATGATTTACGACGTCTTGATTTAGGTACAGATCGTGAACGTTTTTTTATTGGTAATTTACGACGTCTTGATTTAGGTACAGATCGTGAACGTTTTTTTATTGATGATTTACGACGTCTTGATTTAGGAGACGATTTTTTTAACATTTATATTAATACAATAAATATTATTTATTAATATAAATAATAAAATGGAAGAAAGATCTCTTGAATACTGGTGTGATATGATGATTAAAACCTATAATACATCCGTTCTGGATAATTTTCCTCAATCACTTAAAAGTTCTCTAGCTAAACAATGTGTAGAAAGTAAACCAAACCCAAATAGTTACACTAATTTTTTTGGTCTAATAAAGCGAAAAAAAAATAGGAATGTGTTAATGCGACTTATCAATAACTATTTTAGATCTAAACAAGTTAAAACAATTCCAACTGTAGATTTTATTGGAGGCCCACACACTCTTACATTGCATTGGAGTGATAAATATAAGAAAATAATATATATTTTTGGTGAATATCATAGAACAAATGTTTGTGATTATGATAATATGATGCGTGTAGAAGATTATCTTAAAAATCTTTTTAGACACTCAGGTGTGTTTATCGACTTCTTTTTAGAGATGGAAATGTTTATAAAAGGTGAATATAAGTATACCTTTTCTAATGATAGTGCAACAGATTTTAGACTAGATATTTTAAAAGAACAAAATAAAAAATGCATAGAGACTCGTCAACGACAAGAAAATAGGGAATGTGATACTAAACGTGTGCATTTTATTGATATTAGACAGGATTCTGAAACTGAAGAAGAAAGTAAACTTATTACTAAGAATAGCACAGTCATTTTCATGATATATTTTGATAAAGAATTAGAAGGTTTTGCACAATTCAAACATAAAAGTGATGAACTATATGAACTCAAAATGATTGAACATAAACAAACAATTATAGATAATATTAACTATATTTTTGGACGGAGTGATGTTAAACCACTATTAAATTTTATACTTTCTATTCCAGAAGAAACAGATGGAGATTTTTGGAAGAAAGTAATGTCAACAGATGAAATTATTAAAGATGAACTAATCAAAAGTACTGAAGAAACATATGAAAACGCATACGAAATTTTTTTGGAGAAAGAAATGGAAACACATGAGTTTATTAAAGATGAACTATCCAAAAGTAGTGAAGAAACAAAAATTCGTGAGTTTGCAAAGGAAGCATTTAAAACACATTTATATTCGTTTATTTCTTCAATTCGTTATATAAGATCTTATTTTACAACATGTTATGATGAAAAAAGTAAAATTTATGATTTTAATAAATTATTAGATGATGGTGATTATCTAGATTTTTTTCATTTTTTATTACTTTTTAATAATCAACTTTTTACATTAAATTCTATACTAGTAGATGTTTACACACTTGCACGTATATTCAAAAAATTTCATCTAAATCATACTAGAAACATGCGAAAAACAGATGAACCGGAAGAGCCTCATAATATTATCATGTATGCGGGCGATAACCACTCTGAAAGAATCCGAAGGTTTCTCTATGAAAAACTTGGTTTTGAACTTATGAGTGAATCAAAAGGTGATCCGGAAGTTGATTTTTGTGTTGATATACGAAATTTTGAACAACCATTTTTTTCATCATGGCCTCCTAAAAAAACGTTACCTATTTCTGAAATCGAAACAAATCCAGAGTATAATTAAATTGAGAAGTATATTATAATAGAGTAATTTATTCTAGATTTGAAACAAACTCGTCCACAACCGCTACTAGAACTTTTATACGACTAGCTATTTCACGAATAATATTTACTAACAATTGAATAGTATTTATGACATCTTGTGTATATAGCAAATCAGTTGTTTTAATTAATTCATCAATTTCTGAATCGTGACAAGGCTGTCCGTATTCACGTAAAAATGTCAAACAATATTTAAGTAAACATTTAACTTGTTTTTGTGCCATTCCGACGTTTAGCACGTTTTTTAGAAATGCAACATCTAAACATGCTTCTATTTCATCACATTTATTTTGATTTTTTTGACATAGTGATAACATACAAAGTTTTACATCTTCTATTACAGTGCATAAATTTTCAAACGAATTTTCTTCTAACTGTTTTGTTATATCTTGCCAATATAAGTCATGCAAAGAATCGTAAATAAATTTTTCTATACGTAACATATCTTCTTCATTATTGTCATTCTCTAATATCTTTTGTGCATTTTTTCCAAAAATTTGAGATGTATGTTTATTAAGAGTGTTTTCAAGTTTTTCAATCGGTTCTTGTATCTCAATTGGAGAAGATACTTTAATTTCAGATAACAAACGATACGTATCACGATATGTTTCAGCTAATTTTTCTTTATCAATTTTTTGCCATTCATTAAAACATAACATATACTCATTCAAAGCATTTACAAAATCAAAAGGATCATTATTAAGATGAGTATTATAAAGATTTTTAGATTTTTTAAGTAAAACATCTCCTTTTTCTGTTTCACTAACAACTTCATTTGGAAAGTAATAAACTATATAATGAGATAAAAAATGTCTTGTGTTAGTACGAGTATATGATGGATTAATTGTTTGTAATGCTAATAAAGTCTCTCCTATTACATCTGTATTTATCAAACGAGTAGATAAATTATTAAAACTATCAGTATATGGTTGTATTTTTTTTAAGAATATTTTTCTTATATTTTCCATTTATTAATACAATTTTATTTAGAAAACACATTTTTTAACCTAGTTCATTCTAAGCAGAACTAAATAGAAATCCACAAGGAGATCCTTTAAATTTATAATTTTGTACACCAGCTGGAATATCTTCTAATTTTTGTTGATTACACAGTTCATTCATATTTCATAAGATGTATAAGTAGTAATTTTTACAATTGTTATGGCAGCACAAACATTATATTTTGTCAATTTTAAGCTACAACCTTTTTGATCTCCTAAATAGTTTGCTAGGAGCTACATTACAAAGTACAAAGAGGTGGTTTGCAACCACTTACTTTTGAGCAAGATGGTAGGGGGGTTTTGTCTTTACACGGTCCTTTTTGACAAGTATAATTGTACTTACCTTTTTCATTATTAAAACATAACTCTAAACCGTCGCAACACTTTTTATAATTACAATGATCTCCATAAGGATCCATTCCATTTGTATAACAAGTAGGAGACGAACTAGGAGGAGTTACCGGTTTATCTACAGTACAAAGAGGCGGATTACAACCACTTACTTTTGAGCAAGATGGTAGGGGTGTTTTGTCTTTACATGGTCCTTTTTGACAAGTATAATTGTATTTGCCTTTTTCATTATTAAAACATAACTCCAAACCGTCACAACACTTTTTAGAATTACAATGATCTCCATAAGGATCCATTCCATTTGCGTAACAAGTAGGAGATGAACTAGGAGGAGTTACAGGTTTATCTGCTGACAATCTTTTAAAAACTTTAATGTATTCAATAGACCAATAAGCTTTTGATAAATCAGCAACCTTTATATCATTTTTGCATTTACCAATTCCACCCGGATAAGAACCTCCCGCCCAATCTCCACATAATGTAGTATTAACGATAAAGTTTAAATTAGAAAATTGACCTGGACATGGGTCAAATTTAGTACGGTTTGTAGTTGGCCAAGTATTTGGATTTGGTTTATTATTAAGAAGATCTTTTGGAATAGAATTTTTTTCAAAAAACCAAATAGTAATAGATCCTTCTGGTGTTAATTCCATTGCGTAAACACCTCCGCCATTTTGATTAAATCCATATCCAAAACTTTTTGTTGACTCTAGAACAACACCACATCCTGAATACGGACATACTTGTTTATTATCACATCCACACGATTTATCTAAATTAGTAGGTGCATTGCAATTTCCTCCATTTGAAATTCCTTTAACATTTGCAGGATTTTGCCTACACGGTTTTGCATCAGGTCTGTCATTTGTGTGTAAAGTAGAATGATTTTTGCTAGATGATGGATTTTCTTTCACTGAATTTACACCTTCAATAATATCAATTTCACCATTACACGCCCAATTATTTTCGGAAGTAAGCCAAAAAGAAGGCCAAACACCCATACCTTCAGGTATATGATCGGTACTAATAACAAATAAACCATCATTATATGATTTTTTGGAAAACATCCTTACCATTTTACGATTTTCACCAATTAGTCCTCCAGCTGAAATTTGAATCCTATTTGTTTGTATATTTTTAGTTATCAATTCAGGATATTCTCCATATTTTACAGAACCATGTGTTGGATCTTCGCCATTGTTGTTGTGTTTACCAGTGTAAAAGCGTAATGGTTTCTTTGAATCAATATTATTTGGTATAAGATCATCTCCTGAAATATTATCAATAAGTGTATATGTATAATCAAAATTTTCATGTTTTGTTGTAAAATAAATAGTCAATGCGATAATTAATCCAACAAACAATGCAATAATTAATCCAATAATTATATAGCGATATTTTTGTATCAAATCTTTAATCCAATTACTTTTTTTTGGAAATTTCATTTATAATTAAGAAAATATATTTTTTATTATAAGAATAAACAAAGATTTAGGAATTTAATTACATCTAAAAGTTAATTCAGATTAATATATGACTCATAATTGAGTCGGAAAAAAGGGTAATTTTAATTGAAATAATTTTTATTTCAATTTTGTCTTACCAAGACCGTTATCTGAAGTCTTTTTATTTAAGTGATTGTGTTATATCTATACAATACATTTTTTCACCAATATGATCTTAGTAGAAATTTACGTATTAATCTTTTCATAAAGCTCTGTAAGCTTTTTATCAAATGATAAAAATTGATTTGTCATAATCTGTTGAATCTCTTTTACACGATGAGATGTTTTTTCATCGTCTCCTAAAACTTCTAGCAAGTCTTCAAAAATTTCATCATTTGAAAAAAATATATTTTCCATATCAAATTCCATTCCACCTAAAATCTCATCTATTTCGTCATCTGTCAATATAATTGAATCTTGAATATCAGTGCAAATAATAGAAAACTTTTCTTTATGAGGATAAAAACTATTTTTAAGATTATATAATATTTTGTAGATTAACTCTTCTGTTTCATTATCAAAAAGAAGCTCTAATTGTTTAGATAAAGACTCTAAACACTCTCTTAAGTCTTCACGTAGTTCATATATCTTTGAATCTGATTTGCAATTCGTATTCATATTCATATCAAATATATTTGAGTTCATTTTTTTCTTTTTATAGAAATACTTTTTGAAATCAAATTTATTTTATTACTCAATTCGGGCAGTGTTTCTCATTAGTCCAATACTATGCAAACGCGCACGCAATCCATCAACCCACTCCGCATGAGAGTGAACTGGTTCTAGCATCTCAATAAGACGTTTTATATCTGTGTGCATTTCATTCAGCTTTTCATATGTTTTATCGTTCTGAAGAGATATTTTTAACAAATTTTCTGCAAACATCTTTTGAAGTTCGGATTTGTCAATAGAGTTCTTGTACTCTTCATTGCAGAACATTTTTATTAATAAATTTATAATCTCTTTATTTCATTTTACTTAAAAAAGTTTTAGAGTTAGGATACTTAATTTAGGATACTTAATTTTATACGCTCAAAACAGCCATCATCAATATCACGTATTTCTTGTTTTTTTTTTTGTTAAAATAGCAATTAGCTGTTATTTTATGCTTTTTTAAAGAATATTGAGTTGAAAATACTTTTTCACAGTATTCACACTGCATTTTATTATACAAGTTTTATTTTTAGATTATTTCCAATTTTTTTTGGAAAAATCCGGAAAATTAAAAACTAAAATTAAGAACTTTAGCCTGAAACAGCCTGAAAAATAAAATTTAGCTTTTTTTTCTAATCCAACACAAAAAATGAGAGAGAGATGAAATATTTTTTGGACGCTTTTTTCAAAAAAACAGTTTTTTCCTCCTTTTTAATTTTGTGCAAAATCATTTTTGGAGTTCGGAAGAAAGATTTTTTATCGGTAGAAAGTCTAAATTTTTGATCATAAAAATATCATTTTCTGCAAAAAATGATTTTGGAGTTCAGAAGAAAAAAGTTTAGCAGAGGAAAAACTTTAATTTAAAAAATTCGTAAAAAAATTCTTTTGGATTATCTTTTTTAATGTTCTCCTCCTCCGCTTTTTTTTAAATTTTAGTTCTAAAGAAAGTTTTTGAATTTCAAATTTGTGTAATATTTACTTACTAAAATTGTAAAAATATACTGTTTTAAAAAAAATTATAGTGAGCTCAACTTTAAAAAAATATTTTGTTATAATAAAATATGTCCGTAAATACTGAAATTAATTTTGGCTTTTTTAACAAAGAAATTGATAAAATAGATGTCTTAAAAGTAGAGACAGATATAATTTATGATTTCCATTTGGAAGCTGATAAACTTAGATTAATTATGAATAAATTAAGTTCTCTATCCCCTAAATTCTGTATATTGTGTCAAGTAAAGTATATAATGGAGAAAAACGCAAGTGTTCGATTATTATTTACAAGTTTATTACCAAGTTATCCGGAATTTTTATATACAAACTTGAAAAAGCAATATGTGAACAATACTGAGTATATACTATCTGGAACTCTAAAAGAAAATCTGTTGACATTGACACCTGCTTTTATTAGTAGGCTTAAAGAAAATAGAATTATTGGAGTATGTTTTATATCAGTTAAATTATTACTCGAAAAAATAACAACTTGGGTGAATCAAAAACGATATTTGTCAGATGTTCTAACAACTAATGTTTTAGGTGATGGTCTAATTAAATACTTGTCAAATAAAGACTTATTAAATCCAAGACTTGTTTCAAAAAAAACAAAAGAGAATACAGACTTTAAAAGGTCTCAGGTCACTTTTGAACAAAGCAAACTTCCAAAAGATTTTGATTACACGCAAGATAGTTTTGAAACTCTTTGTGCTAAATACGGTAGAGAACCTAAAGATTGTGCTTTACATATTATTTATTCTATTGACATTGATACAGATATTAGAGGAAGAAGAATATGTGTCGCAAAACTATTAGATGGAAAAGGAAATATAATAGGTATTGACACAACATTATTTAGTATTTTAGCTCAATGTGATATAAAGTTATCAATTAAAATTATTATTAGTCCTTTTGCAATTGCGTACTATGATAGAAGTATATCTTTATTATGTTCTATTGTAGAAAACTTAAAAAATACTATTTATTCTTTTGAAATTGATTTTGGAAACTATTATCTTACAAAAAATAATTATGATAGAGTGTCTAAAGTAATAATGAAAATTCCAAATCTTACAATACTAAAATTATCTAATGTACATATACAATGGAAACTTTTTTTATTGTGTATAAAAAGTATCCAAAAATTAGAAGAGTTAGATCTATCAGAAATTAGTATGTTTACTGAAGTACCCTTATTTAATGATACAAATTCTGATTTTGAGGATACTGATTCTGATTTGGAACGGCAAGAATTTGATATCAAAGATTTTAAAAAAATATGGACTGAATCTTTGAAACATTTAAAAGGACTTAGAATAGCTGGAAATAAGTCTGTTCTTTCATATAATGAAACAGTTCAGGTAGTTGAAGTAAATTTAATGCAAATAATATTACCTTGTTTAAAAAAAGATTTTACGCATCTTCTCTCATTTGGTTGTACAGCGGACCGTATGTACAATACTCATATGGAGAGTTTTATAGACTATTTATCAAATGTAAAAAACTTAACTAAACTAAATCTTTCTGGTAGTAATTTGGCAACTTTTGATGACTCAGAAAATGTAGCCAAAATTCTAGGTTTTTTACCAAATCTAAGAGAACTCGATTTATCAAGATGTTATTTGAATATGAGATTTTTTGAAATAATCTTACCTGCTATTCAAAATCTTAAAATGCTTAGATCTTTAGATCTTTCAAGTAATGAAGATTTTTTTCCTGAAGATATTAGAAGAATTAAAAAACTATTTGAGAACCTTTTTTTAAAGATTGATGAATAATATCGTATTCTTGATTTTAGTCAGGTGTTTTTAAAAAAAAAAGACCTAAAATTATTTTTCACTTATAGCAACCGGCTGCCAACTCTCTTACAAAACTATAAAACAATTCTGGTCTCAATCCATCTGCCATCTCATTTGCTTGTCTCTTTTGAGATAAAACTTTTAGAGCAAATTCAAGTGCTTCATTTGTTTGACTAGAAAAGATAGTACTTTCTTCATCTGGATTTCCTGAATCATTCATAGATTTCCACTTGGCTTGTAATTATGCGGAATACTCATTTATCAACTCCTCATTTCTTTCCTTAATAGCAGAAAACAACCTTTTTGTTATTTTTGTCATTTCGGGATCAGATACAACGTTTCCATTTTCATCCTTATATTTACAATTTCTTCTTTGAAAATCGGTACACACTATCATATCTTTCAACAGGAATTCAAGAGCATATTTTGCATAACCAGAAGCTCCATTTTGAACATGAATAGGATTCAAATTATTAATATGTTCTTGCAAATGTTCGTCCGTTATTGGCATCATATTATTTATTATTTGATTTGTTTTGATTGAGAGTTGATGGTTTGGAAATAGCTTTTTCTGCAATTGATTGTATTCGATCTGTCAAATCTTTGTTTTGTTTTCGTTGGTCATCTTGGAATTCTTTTATTGTAATTTTTTGCTCTTCTATTATTAATTTTTGTTCTTGTATTATTCTATCCTTCTCATATAAAGAAACAAGTTCTTTTTCTCGATTTTCATATTCACACCGAAGTTCTTGTTTAAAAATGTTTTCTTTACATATTTTTAAGTGATTATCTAATGAAGATTTTCTATTGAATTTTTTATCACATGCTGTACAAAAATGTTCTTGTGTATTTATATTGTTTTATTGAGACAGACAATATTTTGCTGTTTTTTGATGTAGTTTTAATGAAGATATTGTTTTTAATGATGCATTACAAAATTCACAATTCATTTATGTTTTAAAGTGTGTTTTTAGATTTGTTTCTTAATATTTCATAAATATTTATGAAATATTTCATTTTTTTTATGAATTTTATATTTTTATTGTCACTTTTATGATAAAAAAGTCTACATTTGCATTTTTTGTAAAATCTCAAAATCTTGAGAGAGATGAAGGTCGCAAATTAGGAACGACTTGTAAAAATAATCTTTTTCGTCCTCCGATTTTTTAAAAAGTTCGGAGGAGGAAAAGTTTTTCCTTTTTATTTTGTTTTCTAAATAATTTGAAAAATTCGTAGAAAATTTCCTTTGGATTATCTTTTTTATTTTGCTCCTCCGCCTCCGCCTTTTTAGAATTTCAAATTTACTATTAATTTATATGTTTCAGTTTTCAAAAGACAAAAAATTAGTTAGAGAGTAAAAATAAATTATTATAACTATATTGCATATGTGTTTTATTTAGTTCTAAATAAATTTTTGTGATTAATGTATTAATCACAAAAATACTTATCTAATTATAAATCAATATTTTTTGTTGTAACACAACACCTATCAATGTCACCATAATAAGAACGAAAAACACCAGGTAAGGTTGGAATGTACTCGTAAATATATGAATGACCAATTATATTACGTTTTAGATCAACATTTGAAATTTTACTCAAAACTTTAAGATAACAATCACGAACTAAATTGAAATTTACCATAGGTAATATTACAATACCCTCCCATTCTTTTCTTTTACCTCGAAGATCAATTTCAAACGTTTCTGGACATTGATCTTTTAAAGGAGAATTTTTATCAGTTAAAAGATAACAAAGAGGCTCTGGGATAAGGTCTGCACTTTTTGGAGGTAATACACACAATAATTGTTGAAAAGGAGTACTTGGAATCGTTTTTGTGTAAATTGGAAAACGAAATGTTTTAACGTGTTTTGATAATACAGATGCACATGGAGCGTAGTGATACCGAAAATTCCATTTCCAGTTTGGAACGCCTCTTGTGTAATAAGATAAAACCCATTGCATTCCTTCTAAATAATCATGACATAAAATTTTTTCATCAGTCAATTTTGGAAATGAAGAACTAAAATACTCATTTTTATATTTTTCAATATCAACGTCCCATTTTCCATAAGAAGTTTCTGTTGCACAATTCTCTAAAAGTGGATCTGGAAAAAAATCTTTTTTTGCAAGTTTGCTTTCTAAATTTTCTTTTTCATAGTTTCCAATTGTACTTAAAAAATTTTGAAGAGGAATAGGTAAAAACTCAACTCGATCATTTATTTCTCTAGTAATATGTCCATATATTACTCCTGTTTCTTTATAAACATCTAAAATAAGTTCAATGCCTTTTTCTATAATTTCTATAGATGGAATATGTGGTAGAAAATCATTACCAACCATAAAACAAAGAAATATAAAATCATTAATTGCAAATTTTTCATTAAACAAAATAACATCATTTTCTTTCCAACGTAATTTATCTGCAAGAATAGGACGAATAGCTCCTATATCAACACACAGGAAATCAATATCAAAATCATACATATCTTCACGTAAAATATAAAATTTTGGCATATGTGTACCAAGAGCAAGCATGATAAGATCTGCATCAACTCCACTAATACAGTACGTATCGTCTTTATTTCCATAATATCTTATGTAATTAATAATTTTATGTTCTCCTTCTCCTGGAGCTTTTTCGTTAGAAAAAATAACTTCTACTTTTTGCCATTCTTGATCTTCATTGATTCTCTTTCGAATATACCAATCAATGTATTTTGTTAAATAATCCATAAATTTTGTTCCCGGTGTAATACAATTACTGTTAAAAGGACAAGAACCGGTTGATTCAAGAGCACTTCTAAAACGACGTTGTCTTTGTTGATTTTGTTTGCTAAGAGGTGCCGGTCCGTCCACACATAAAATCAATCGTTTTTTAGGTTTTGACATGATAAAAAGATTTTCAATTGTTTTGCAAACATCATCAAAAAGTTTAATTTGTGTTTGTACATTATTTCTAATAACATTTTTTTTACCTTTTAACAAACGAGGATTTGGTTTGCAATTACCATATTCATAAATTTTTTGTGCAGATGCATGAAAAACACCATTCATGTCAATCATCAAATTGTCAATACTTACGTTAACAAAAGCAAGATCTTGACCCTTACGCATTTTATAAATGTTTCCATCAAATTCTTTTTTAAACCAATGAAAGAAATGTTTGATTCCCATAATTTATTTATTCTTAAGAATCTTGTCCTTAAGAATCAAATTAAAAAAATTATTATTAAAAAATTATATTAAAAAATTATTACCAAATATTATCATCCGTTTTGGATTGCAATACTTTAATTTCTCGAATTTTAAAATAAGCCTCACTGTAAAATACTGGATCTGCATGCTTTCCTCTAAACTCAGAAGACATACCTCCATCAAAACAACCAGTAACAGAATCAACGCCTTTTCCTTGTTTAATTGCATTTTCTGGACTGGCATTAAAACATTTGGTTATATAATCACGCCATTCACTTTTGCCGTTAACAGAACAATATTGTGGCATAGAAGAGCCACCCCATCCTCCTCCTAAAGCAATGTTAATAATAATACCTTGATAATTAAAATCACAACCGGCAGACAAAGAGTTTTTATTATTTAAAATATAAGAAGCAATTAGAATTTTTTGTTCAGCTTTTGTGTTAGAATTTGCAACATTTGGTTTCATTTTTTCTGGCCATTTATTAGGATTTGGATGTTTAGAAAGAGGTCCACCTGAAGATTTTAATTTCTTTCGTGAATATAAACTATTAGGCCACCACCATACGTTAACTCTGTCTTTAGGAGTCCACTGTAACGCATATACACCTCCTCCATTTTGATTAAATACTTCACCAAAACTTCCATTAGGTGCAATAATTTGTGTGTTTCCTGCATTTACAGCAGCGATATTTGGACAATTATATCTTGATGCACCATTTGGAAGTTTTGTACTGTCACCACCAACTTCTCCAACTTTGTTTGCATCGTTTTTACATCCAGAATAAGGTCCTAAACCGTACGATGCCGGAACAGTTGGATCTAAACTTTGTCCTGGCCAATAAGTAGCTCCGCAAGCACTACGGGTCCCTGATTTAGAATATTCTGGATCAAGATTTTGAATCATATAATTATTATCGTAACCGTTTGTAACTTCGCACAAAGGTCCTGAATGAATAGAAACTAAATTGGTGTCTGAAAAATTTGTTTGTTCAAAAATATCAAATTCTCCTCCAGATGGCCAAGTAGCCAAATATATATTTTTACCCATATATTCAGTTAAATTAGGGTCTGGTTTATCGCCTAATAAAGATTCTTCTGGACCAGAACAAGTATGATCAAATCCTTCTTTAGAAATAGTACTTGATGCTAATTTTTTCATACCTTCTTTGTATAAATCAGTTCCTTTCTTTTCATGATATTGATCTTTTCCACCTACAAAACCATTTAACCATATTGCTGGCCAGACACCACAACCAATCGGGCAATGCTCAATATCAAAAATAAATAATCCACCTCGATAAAGTTTTCTGCTCATAAGACGAGGTGCACCAACAACTCCATTTTCAACTTTGTCAGCTAGCTTAATTATAATTCCACCATTCGTATCATCTTTAATAAGAACAGGATTTTGGGGAATTTCTGCCCAAGTAGTATCACCATTTACATTTGGTATAATTGCTTTATTACTATCTCGTGGAAACATATACGCATAATCAACCATACTCATTGTTGGATCTGTTCCATCTCCATTTGGATTATCCATAATAAAATGTTTGCGAAGATCATTTGCGTTTGTTACTTTAAAAACTTCACGATACTTATGATTTTTCTTAAATAAATACACATTAAGTATTAAAAATATTCCTATAATTAAAAATATTATCATTATTAATTTACTCATTTATCTTTACTTGTATAAAAGAAAAAAAGTTTTTCATATTCTGAGAAAATGAAAAATAATTTAATATTTATCGACCTAAAAGACGTTTTACTGGCTTAACTGGTATTACAACATCTTCATCAGAATCAAATTCTAAAGTTCTTGATTGAACAACTCTATTACTATTACCTGATAGGTCAATTCCTTGATTCTTGCAAAGAGCTTCCATCATTTTTATTAAATAATCAACTTTTGCTTCCAGTTTGTTTGGAGTTTCAGTTGTAGTTATTTCAGGTTCTACTTTTTTGCAACCTTTAGCAATCCAATTTTTAATTTCTTGATGTTTTTCATTCCAAAATAACCAAGCACCAAATTTCTCACCTGATTGTTTATCTGTAAGACTAGTATTCCATTTTCCACCCAATCCTTTTAAAGATTCTTTATGTTCACGAGTATCACCGCGAACAACAAAAGACTTTGGAGAATATTCTTCTATAAAGATTGATGCCATTGTTTGTATTTTTTAAAACAAATTGTACAATAATTTCATTTTTATTTTAAAATACACCATGCTTTATAGAATGAAGAGTGTGACACCTTGCACCGTCACATGCACCGCTGCAATTAGGATCTGTGTACAAATCGTGTCCAGGTGGATGAACCGGATTAGTTGCTTTTGTTTTTACACAATTGCATTTTTCATCGCAATATGAGTAAAAGCCAGAATGATCAGAAGGTGCTGGTTTAATTGGTAACTTTTTACCATGAATTTGAGTACAATAATCTTGTGCTAATCCATCAATATCGTTTAAGCAATTATTATCACTTATACAAGAAGTATTTTTTCCTGCACAATCCATAATAATACTATGACAATTAATGGGTGGTTGCTTCTTTGTAAGACCAACACAATTATTCATAATATCGTTTGCTATTATTGGTGAAGTAGGAGGTTTTACACTAGGAGGTTTTACACTAGGAGGTTTTACACTAGGAGGTTTTACATGAGTATTTTTAATAAATTTAGGGTAACCAGGATCTTTGGTTGTATTATTATTGCAATTCATCATAATCATAATAAATGTTTTTTCTAATTCATCTTCTGATTTAATAAATTGTGGATTTGGATATGCAACAACAACATTATTTACGATACAATTTAATTTTTTAGGATCTGATTTAAGTGCAGGAATTTTTTTAATCATAAGGTTTTTTAATTTATTATACATGTGAGGAGTCCAATGATCAGGAACGTTACCTGTAGTATCACCGGTGGGATTACCTCCTGTGGGATTACCTCCTGTGGGATCACCGGTGGGATCACCTCCTGTGGGATTACCTCCTGTGGGATCACCGGTGGGATCACCTCCTGTGGGATCACCGGTGGGATCACCTCCTGTGGGATCACCGGTGGGATCACCTCCTGTAGAATTACCTGTTGAATCACCTATAGAATTATCTTTAGAATTATCAGTAGAAACACCAGTTGAATCACCAGATCCATATTTTTTATATAAAAAAACTGAAAGTACTATAAGTAGTGTTAAACAAATAATAGATACAATAGTAATAATTGGTGTTTTGTATTTTTTTACAAAATCTTGTATTTTTTGGCCAGTGCTCATTTTATTATAAAGACAAGAAAGTTATAATGATTAATTTTAAATTTGTAAATAATTATTTTGTAAAATAATTATTTTATAATTGTCTTAAAAACTGTTAAAAAATAAACAGTTTTTCCAAGCAATTTTTTGTTTTATATTTAAATGTTTTTTATTCACAATTTTTGGTTCAACAATTTTTGGTTCAACAAGTTTTGGTTCAACAAGTTTTGTTTCAAGAAGTTTTGTTTCAAGACGTTTTAAAGATAATTTAATTTTACAGTTATCATTTTCAATGTTTTCTAAACTTTTACCAAAACTATTTTGTGTTTTTTCATTATTTTCGATAATTATTTTTACTATTGTTTCTTGATTTTTTTCTAAAATAGTTAATTTTTCATTAACACAACTTTCTTCTTTATTTTTTAATAAATTTTCAGTTATTATTGTGTTTGCTTTCATATAAGCAGCTGGTGAAATCCAAATAGCCAAATCTAAAAAAAGAATAGGATGTAAATATGTTCCTCTTATTTCTTTAATACCATCTACAACATTTACTGAAAGATCCGCCGAATAATCAATTATATTTGACATGTAATAATTGATTAGCAATTTACACCTCATTCTATCAATATAATTAAGTATTTTTTTTGATTTATCTTTTGCAGATAAACAAAGCTTTGTTCCATTAATATAACCATTAGTAATGTCCATAATACATTCTAATCCCAAATACCTGGCTTTGTAATATCTATCCGTAATTTTTTCATAAGCAAGTTTTGTAATGTCAGTAGTCATTTAACTTTTATTCAAAAAAACTTTTTAAAAATTAATTTTTTTTTTAAAATTATGTTTTTTAACTACATTCAAAAGGAGGTAATTCATCATCTAGGTCAGATCTTTTTTTTTCTTTAACTGAAGGAAGAAGAGAAGAATATGCAATATTTTTTTTGTAATGTGGAATTTCTTTCTTGTTTTCTTGTTTTGGAAGTGATGGAATATCAATACTGAGTTTTATCATTCCTGTACCAATTAAAGCTCTCTTACCACAAATAATAGAAGCAGAAACTCCATTTGTTGGTTCTATATCACCTTCTTGAGCTGCATTCAAGAAGTTATCCATTGTTTCTTCGAATGACGCTTTTCCAAATGGTCCACTTTCTTCTTTTTTCATAGTATATCTAGTAATTGAAGATATTGTTCCATTATGAGTCATACGGTCTACTAAAATCATAGCATGACAAATGTTAATACCTTCCATAATTGCCATAAATTCTTCAATCAAAAATTGTCTTGCAGCTTCAATATCTAGGACTTCATAAATATCCCAAACGTTATTAGAAATTGTTAAAGTATAATCAACATCTGGATGAGCTAACAACCTTTTAAAAGATGAATATTGTTTAGAAATTGTATTACTACAAAAACCATTTGTTTCAACAATCCATTCTTTTCCTTCTTTCAAATAAAAAACTTCAGAAATTGCAGGTATACCACATATATAAATTTGTTCTAAAGTAGTTTGAACAACTTCTTCTAAATAAATTTCTATTGCGTTTTCTTGATCAACAAAAAGAAGTCTGTTTTCTGGTAAAATAATATTTTGTGTATCTACAAAAACGTCTATTTGTCCATTTGCAGGTGGTGAAAAAACACAATATAAATCTGAATATTCTTGATGAATATGATCAACTATTTGTTGCATTGTAAGCTTAAATTCAAACAATTTTTTCATATCAAGAGTAAAAGTAATACAATGTTTATGTTCAGAAAATTTGTCAGAAAATAATATTTTGTAAGCTTCATACCAAGGTTCATCTTCTTTATTCATATTTGCTTTAATAGATTTAGATATATTTAACATTGTCAAACCAACTATAGTAGATCCCACAGTGTCTCTCATATTTTGAATAGTATCATTTCCCCTCTTGAAAAAAATTTTGTGATTAACAATCCGTGGATTCTTCGTAGCATTTAACAACTCTTGAAAACGCGGAACTCCGGCCGTCATTGTCTTCTCGGACTGCCCACATTTATGAAAAGTGTCGACAATGCCTAGGCCATTCCAGAGCTGAAAGTTCCTCGTACTCTCTACCGTTAGATCGTACACATACTCTGTTGTTCCGTCTACATATTCTACCGATAAGACCTCATCAAAATAAACATCACGAACTGGAAACTCAGTTTGTGATCTTCCACGATTATGTCTGTACTTTTTAAATAATGTAACAGTATTCAATTTTTCTTGTTTATTATGTTCTGTTAGGTGAATATTTTTTGCAAATAGTTGAGCAAAACCATTTGATATAGTTAATACATACATTCTCTTAATATTTTTACTTCCTATATTATTCTTCTTTTGTACCGAATTACTTAATCTTCCAAAGATACCAAAATATGACAAAAGAAAAGATATTCCTAAAATTAGATTTTCAGATATAGAACCAACAATAAGAGAACCACTTTTCTTGCATATACATCCATCACCACTCCAATATCCATCAATCAAACCTTTGATGAATTCTTCAGGTGCAGTATACGAAAATTCTGGAACTCGCTTGTTTGCAGAACCAGTGTCGCAAATAATTTTGAACATACGTGCAAGAAGAGTTGAATGAATCTTCAAATCATTACTTGTTCCTTTTCTAACATTTTTACATTGGCTTGTAACAAGATGATATGTGACTCCATATCTGTCACACCAATCTGTTACACGTTTTCGAATTACTTCATCATTATTGCTAATACATACGAAAGTCTTTGTACACCACCCTTCTGCAAGATAAATACCGATTAAAAATCCAAAGTCATTGTCAAGAGGAATTTTATCTGGAATATGAGATACAAAGGCAGCTCTGGTGTGAATATATATCAAGCCAGGTTCACAAGAAAGAAAGTACCTTTTACGTTTACCAAAACATGTATCTGGACTATTGTAAGGAACTGTAAAGTGAACACCGTTCGTATCTAACCAATCTTGCTTTCCGGAGAAACGATAATCGCGTGCCTTGATAAGCTCGGTTGTGTACAGATATTTATTTTTTGGAAATATGGTTTCCATATCAAAGTATGAATGTTCGACTGTTGGTTTTCGCAAACTTGTTGTTGTTGGAAGAATATCACCTACTTTTACATCAGAACCAAGAACACCTTCAAACTTTGTACCATCCCAAACAAGAAAAGACTTTGATTGAGTTGCGGTAACTGTTCTACCGCTTTGAGTAACTACACGTACTAGTTTTCCAACAGGTAAATGTCTTGTAACCGCTTCAATTCGATACCAATTAGTATTGCCATTTTCATCACATGAAGGGATCATATATCCTTCTGGAAGAGGAAGATATTCTGTTCTGTTTTCTTCAATTTTTGTGATATTATTGGGGTTAAGGCTTAAAAGTCTATCAATCATTTTTCCAATTGGCTCAACTACTGTTGTATTATTTTGAGTATATAAAAGCTTTTCTGTCCAGTCAACAGAGTTGAGAGTAGTCTGTGTTTGTTTTTCTCCAATGCTTTGTGCACAAATCACACCAACGCTTTCTCCTGGATCAATTAAAGAGCTATAATAAACTTTTTCAATTTGTTCTTTTAAAGCTGGAATAATTTTGGGATATACTTTTTGAGTTTTTAATTGAACACGAAGTCTTTCTTTTTGAATATTTACAATGCTCATTGCTGTGTCGTGAGGAATTCCTTTTTGTGGTTGAATGAAGTTTAACATATTTTCTATTTCGGTATTGGTAAGTAATCTTGTCATTCTTTTTTTTAATTTTCACAATTGTAACAAAAAATCAAATTTATAAATAAATAGTATTCTTGCTAATTAAGAAAATGTCAAAAAGATACTGTTTTCTTATTTTAAACAAAGATAAAAAATTTGATATAGATAAATTATTAGAATACATATCTGACCTATATACAGATAATTCTGAAGAAAAAGATAAATTATCTTTTATTCCATATTATGCAAAAGGAATAGACAGTGACAATGTATGTATTGAAATGTCAGGTAGAGGAAAAGGTATGATTGCAAAAATTGAAAAAATAAATAAAATGATTGGACAAAATCCATCAAAGTTAACATGGAATGGTATTAAGTTGTCAGAACCATATGAATTTAAGGATATACAAGAACAAGGGTTTCCATTAAAATTAGAAAAAACAAAAGGTCAAAAAAGATGGAGTAGTATTATTCAACGAGGACCTTATTTTAAAGAAATTATGGAACCTTATGTTCCTTTAAATGCTAGCTTGTTTATAACTAAAGGTAAACGAATAGAATACAAATTGACACCAAAAGAAGAAAAAGTTGCCGGTTTTTACGCTACCCGTATAAGAGCAGATGCTAAAGATATTGCTAAAACACAATATACTAAACTTGAAAAATTTAACCAAAATTTTTGGAAAGATTTTCAGACATATCTTACTCCAAAGGCCAAATCAATTTTTAAATCATACGATGATTTCTTACAAATTGATTGGAGTGATCTGGTAGAAAAGTTGGAACAAAAAACTATTGCAGAAAAAGAATTGGCTAAAACGAAAGAAGAGAAAGATAGAAAAAAACAGAAAACTGCACAAATAAAAAGTGAATATGGTTATGCTATTCTTGACGGTAAACCTCTTCAAAAAATTGGAAACTATCAAGTTGAAATATCTGGAATTTTTATAGGAAAAAAAGGGCACCCAAAATTAGGAAGTATCAAAAAACAAATTATGCCAGAAGATGTTACTATTAACATAGGCGAAAATGATCCAAAACCTAAAGCACCTTTAGGTCATACATGGGCTAAAGTTGTTAACGATTATACGAGGGTATGGCTTGCTTCCTGGAAAGATGAAATCAATAATAAAATTAAATATATTTGGTTTTCACCAGAAGGTGTTTTTAAAGCACAGTCAGATTTTAATAAATATGAAAAGGCTAGAAAGTTACATTTTCAGATTGAAGAAATTAGAACAAATTATATGAAATTGACTGAGTCACCAAATATGATAAAAAAACAAATTGGAACAGTTCTTTTTTTAATTGATCATTTTGGTATTCGTATAGGAAATGAAACAGATTCTGATAAATCTGATCCAGTAGTAGGCGCTACAACTCTTCTTGTTAGTAACATAAACGTAGATAAAAAAAATATTGTAATATTTGATTTTGAAGGTAAAGATAATGTTCGTTTTTACAAAGAGTTAGAAGTTCCAGAAAATATTTATAAGAACTTTAAAGAGTTAAAAGAAGGAAAAGGTAAAAAAGGTCATAATCAAATATTTGATCAAATCTCAAGTGAGAATGTGAATGACTATCTCAAAGAGATTGATCCAAGTTTTACTGCTAAAGTGTTTCGTACTAGATTAGCTAGTGAAATTATGTATAACGCTTTACAAGAACTTCCTCCTATAGCTTCTAAATCAACAAAAACAGATATTAAAAAAGAATTTAATAAAGCTAATATTAAAGTTGCAGAAGTGCTCAATCATGTTAGAACAGCTGCCCCGAACAAATCTATGGAAACACTCAAAAATTCTTTAAAAGAAGCAGAAAAAGAAAAAAATACAGAAAAAATTAATAAATTAACGAAACAAATTCAGGAAAAACAAGTTTTAATGTCTGTTGCAATAAATACTTCTTTAGTTAATTACATTGATCCGCGTATTGTTGCATCTTGGGCAAAAAGTCAAAATGTACCTACTGATTCTGTTTATAATACTACTTTACAAGCAAAATTTAAGTGGGCAATTAATTTAATTAATGATAAAGACGATGAGTGGAGTTGGGAAGATTCACCTTTAGAAGAAGGAGTAGAAGAGGAAGAAGAGGTAGAAGAAGAGGTAGAAGAATCAAAAAAAAGTAGAAAGAAAAAAATATCACGTCCTCCTCCTAAAACAACTCCTGAGCCTCCTGCTTTTAAATCAAGACTTCCTCCTAAAACAACTCCTGAGCCTCCTGCTTTTAAATCAAGACTTCCTCCTAAAACAACTCCTGAGACTCCTGCTTTTAAATCAAGACTTCCTCCTAAAACAACTCCTGAGCCTCCTGCTTTTAAATCATCAAGACTTCCTCCTAAAACAACTCCGGAAAGTGATAAAATAAGAAAATCTTATAAAATGTCAACTCCAAGAAAAATTACAAAAAATTACGAAATAGAACAAGAAGAAAAAAAAAATAAACTAAAAACATTTAAATTTAAATGGGAACAAAATATTGTTGATTCTCCTAACATTTTAGAATCATATAAACTGCTTTTGAAATTATGTGAAAATTTAAAAAATGGTAATAATCATAATGACGAGTTAATTTCTAAAATAAGTCCATTGGTATTAAAATGGGTTTATCCATTATCTAAAGAAGCTATAAATACTGGAAACGGTAATTATATTGCAAATAAATATATTATTGAATATTGTGATAAAGAAATTTTTAACAGTATAACTTCGCCAACACCAACTCCTCCTTATCCAAAACATCCTTTATCAGCACCCATTTTTTCAAGAACTCCTTTTTCAAAAACTCTTCCGACACCTTTTGAATCATTGTCTGAAAGAGATGAAATATCTCTTTTTAGATCAAGTTCATCTTCACCTCCTACTCCCCCTCCTCCGCCTCCGCCTAAAAAGCAAAACAATGAAGATATTAAAATTATGCTAGATGGTACTATTGTTTTTATTACAAATAAGAAAACATCAGGTATCAAAAAAATAAGTCCAGAAATAGCACAAAAATTTACTGGCCTTAATACTTATACAAATGACAAAGATTTAAAAGATTTTTGTATCAGAAATAATATTGATTATAAAGGAAAAACAAGAAGAGAAATTAAAGAAAATATTATTGAAATTTATAAAGATAAAAAACAAAAAGATATACCAATATAAGAAAATACAAATATTTTATTAAACATTACATTTTTATAATTAAACTATACTAGTTTAATTAATCTAAAATACGAATTTGTACTTATATATCGCGCAGACTATTAATAGTTGTGTTCATTTCAAACTCTTCCATGCCATTTAAAGTCATTTGTGATTGAAATTCACCATTTTTATAAAAGTGAAAACATGGTACTACTTCAATAACAGTATCTCTTTTAAAATTATGTTCAACATTTTCTTTAACAAAACATATTCCAAATTTGGAATGTTGATGAGAAAGTTCGTTAACTTTTGGAGCACAAGCTTCACAAGGTGCACACCAATCAGCATAATTATAAATTACAACTATTTTATTAGAATTAATAATATCTAATTTATGTTGTGTACTGCTAATTTCTGGTACTTCTGGAAAATTTTTAACATTTTCTGTTGGTTTTTTTATATCAAAAATTTTTGCGTATTGAGCCATTTATTTATCAAATGTTAATCTTTAGGTTATTTTAATGATATATTAATTTTGTCTTTTAAGAGTTCGGCTTTTAACATAATATTCCATAAATATTGATAAACATCCTGATATTTGTTTAGTAGATATTAATTTTGTATTTTGTTGTTTCCATTTTTTTAATACTTCTATATGCATATAATATTCTCTTTGAAGTTGATTTTTGTTTGCATAACCAGTATATAATTTTTTTGGAGTTTTTTGATAAAAGTGAAAAAAATCTCCGTATAGTAAACAAAAATCTTCAAATTCTAGACCATATTCAGATATTTGTTTAAACTTATTTTTTTGTTCTTCAAAATGTTGTTTTTCATCCATTCTTTCTTTTTCATCCATTCTTTGTTTTTCAGCTCTTTGTTCATCAAGAAGTTGTCTTTCTTCAATTTTTTGTGGTTTTTGTTCGTCTAGATAATCTGAGCATAATCTTCTTATTTCATTCCAACTAGGACCTATATGTTTAATATTTTTGTATTTTTCTACAAATTTGTCTGTTATTGATCTCATTTGCATATTTGGAATAAGATTATCTGTATTTTGTGTTATTTTTGTAAATGGACATTTTACACTTTCTTTAGGATTTTGTTCTTTTTGTCTTTCAAATTCAGTATTAATTGCATATCTATCATATGTTTTTCCTGATGTAAGAACAACTGGATCTATCATAAAAGTGTATGATATTGGACATAATAACTCATCAACCAAAGAATCTGCAATTTCAGCTTCTTCAGGATTTTCGTTAGGTTCTAATTGTTCAAGAAGAGTCTTTTCAATATCTAGCTTTTCAAGAAGAGACTTAACAATTTTTCTTTGTTCAGAAAGAGTTTTTTTTGAACAAGATTTTTCACAATCAACATATAAATTATTTTTTGTTGTGCGAGGAGACATTTCTAACAATAGAAATGTCACTTTTTAATAAAAAAAATTTTTAAAAAATAAATTTACAAAATTTTTACTTTGTAAATTAAATTTGTATATTAACTATTATCAAATATCTGTGTATAATCACATTCAATTTGAAAATAATTATATTCGTTGTTTTTTATAATCATTTTTTGTAATTTGCTGTATGTACCAAGAAACACTAGGTACATCAAAAACTTTTGGGTAAACATAATTATTATCAAAAACATCTACGTGCATTTTGTTTCAATAAAAAAATGAATTTAAATTGTTGCTGGTAGCACGTTGAATTTGAAAATAATTATATTGACGAGGTACAGTTTTATAATCAATTTTTAAATAAAATAAATTTTTTTGATTTGCTGTATGTACCAAGAAACAAACACTAAGAACTTATTAAAACAAATATAAATATTATCAAAAACATCTACGTGCATTTTTTTCAATAAAAAAATGAATTTAAATTGTTGCTGGTAGCACGTTGAATTTGAAAATAATTATATTGACGAGGTACAGTTTTATAATCAATTTTTAAATAAAATGAATTTTTTGATTGCTGTATGTACCAAGAAAGAAGTCTAAATCTTTCTACTTATAAAAGACAATTCTTTAAATAATAATTTGAAAAATATAATTTTTCAAAAGTTTATAAAAAACTTCTTTTTATAGTAAAAGATATGAACACTTTTATTGAAGAATTAACAAGTACTTATGATACTAATTTATTTGATAATCAATCTGAACTTTTACAAAAAAAATTTTTAGACTATTCTATTATGAATAAAGAAAATAAGGGAAACAAAATTCTTATGGAACTTATATGTAATCACTATGATAAAAGTGTAAATAAACCAATTGCTGAATTTATAGGAGGACCTAAAAATTTAACTATTCATTGGCATCCTGGATACAACAAAATTATATATATATTTGGAGAATGGCATTCTAATACTATGGATTGTACAGATTTTGATGAAAAATCTGTTACATTTGCTGTAGAAGATTACTTATATGATTTAATGTTATCAACTGATGTGTTTTTAGACATTTTTTGTGAAACTAGTTTTCCTGACGAAGAATTGTCAACTTATGTTTCATATGCTCCTGCTGATACTCGTCTACATAAATTAATTAACAACTTTACAACTTGCTTATACAAACCTACCCGACATGACAAAATATGCAAATTGGCAAGATCTCATTATTTTGATTTTCGATTACCATCTAGCAATCCTGGTAATCTTGAATCGAGTAAAATTGACATAGTTTGGGTTATGTCGAGATTACAAAGGTGTCATACTATATCAGCCAAAGGAGGAAAAGGAATTGAAATATTCAAAAGGTTCATGGAAAAAGAAAAAAAAATGGGTATTATTTTGAAAAATTTAGCACACGAAAATGACGAAATTGTATTTGAGTTTATGAAAGATCAATTAAGAAATAATAGATACATAAAAAAAGAATTAAGCAAAATTGTTGAAAATAAAAAATTATTAAAATCTGCTATTGTTAACTTTTGTGAAATCTTAATTTATAAAAATATGAAACCTAAGTTTAATAAAATTAGATCATTAGTCTTACAAATACTAGATTTGGAAAAAAATTTAGACGAAGATAAGAAAAAAGAACTTTTAACTTCAATTGGTACTCTTTGGGGTCTAATGGTTTATCCACTTGCTTGTTTTGTAGACGCATATCTGTTAGCACGGGTTTTCAAAGATTTTGATATGACTGAGATTGATAAAAAAGCATATGAAGGTGCAACTCATCAACCTAATCGTGCTCATAACATAATCATATATGCAGGAGAATATCACGCGGAGAATTATAGAGATTTTTTATCAATTGTAGGATTTGATGAGATTGATAGTAGTGGTATTGAAGTAGATGATACACCAAGCAAACCAAAACAAAACATTCCTAAAAATTGTTTAGATATGAGAAATATAAAACAACCATTTTTTTCATACAAAAGGTATGATCCATCAAGTTTTCAAGTATTAAAAAAGAACAAACGACCAAAAGCAGTTATACCATATAAATAATAATTGATTTTACACAAATTGAGTTTAAAATTTTGATATTTTTATATCAAAATTATATTACAAATACATACTATTTAGTTGTGATAATTCCTGAATAAACAAAAAGACCCTTTTTTAGTAAGTCTACGACCCAAATCATTTGCCCCTATATCGTCAATATCGTTCAAAAATTCATCATGCATAATATAGCATAAATCAAAAACAGGCTCTTTTCGTTCTAAAGCTTTCTTTAGTGCTTCACCTGCTCTGCGTTTACCTTCTTCATTAATATCTCTAAACTTTCCAATTCCACTAACAAAATGAGCTGATACATAACTTGATTTAGGCATTTTATCAGAAACATATTTTACAACAGGCTCGTCAATAAGATTGTACGTTGTCCAACAATTTGGATCATCAATAAGTTCACAAGCAACTGCTACTGTTACAATATCAGCTAAAAAACTAGCTTTCTTGTCTGTATATTCATTAAGAGCTTCAACAACTATCTCAGGTGAAGATTGTGTATTCTTTCTAACTGCAAGTGCTGGTGCTACAAGTTCCTCTACAACTTTAATTGTAAGTTCCTGATCATAGTACATTACATTGCTTCTTTTTACAAGAGAATCTGGTGACTTAATAAATAAAGGTCTTGCTTTTCTAGGAGCACTTGCAAAAAATACATCTATATTTTCTCGTTTACACCAAGACAAAATAGTAGAAAGAGCAAAAGAAATATTTTCTTGTATTTGAGACTTATTTTCAAAGTTGCATCTAAGTCCATTTATTATAGCTCTAATGTTGAGAGGTGCCCTAAAATTGGAAGGTAATAGATGAACACGATCATCTTCATCTGATTCTATTATAGAGAGTGCATTAATATATTCTGATAAATTTGAGGATAATACAAGGTAAAACTTGCCGTCTGACATATAATCATATGCATCTGTAATCAATGGAAGAGTATCAAAGTTTGGTGCAGAATTCAGAAAAAACATATTCTTTTTATTCATCTTTTCCCACATGCCGTCTAGATCAATAAATGACTCAACATACTCAAGATTTCCATCAACAACCTTTGATGTCATATCATATGATAAAACTTTGAGTAGAAGATGATAAGATTCTTCTACTTCTGAAGTAGACTCAGTTTTTTGTAGAGACTCTTTCATGTAAAAAAATGTTTGAAAATGAGGACTTGGAACACTAAAACTTGGCTTTCCGACAACTCCTTTCTTAAACCAAGTTTGACATGCTGAACCTAGTTGAAGGTCGGTATTGGAAAGGTTACCTGTCTTTTCTGCCTCTTCTAGAATATTTTTAAATATAGACACTGTATTAATATAATCGATAAATCTTGTATTTAGATAACTAGGACGATCTATAGTAAGAGCTTTGGCAAGAATTATATTTTTCTCTGGAATGTCAATAAACGATTCAAGACTATGAACATATGCTTTAAGAATATTTAGTTCATTTGCATTACGCCATTCCAAAAAATCGCGAAGACTAGCATAAGTTGTCTCTTCGTTTGTATCAAACAAATTAAGAGAAACGGGTTTTACTGGAACGCAGTTGACGCCCATTGATCCACCAACAAAAATAGGATCCCGAGTAATAAAAACAGCATATTTGTCATCTTTGAATTCAGCCAAATCCAAACGAGTAGCAAAGATAGTGTCCGTAAATCTAGGATTTTTGCAATCAACCTTAGAAAGAAGATCTTTTGGATCGTCAGGACCTGAATATGCTAAACTTTGATCACGTGCCTTAATACTTTGCTTATATATTTGCTGTCTTTGCTCCTTAGATGGAATAGTACTGATAGTTGATAACATATCATTAAAAATTGAGGATGAAATAGAAACCATTTTTGAAAATTATAATAATAAAATGGAATAAAAATCAATTTTAATTTTTTTACAATTAAAAGTTTGTAATAATTTAATAAAATAATCTATAATTAAATGACTTCAACTCCAAATCCAACAGTTGTTAATCCAGAAAAATTTACTGATAAAGATGACGATTTTGTTGGAATAAAAGCACGTATTATAAAATTTAAAACTCCTAAAAAAAAATTTATTTTTAAACCTATAACTGGTTACTCATTTGATACTCCAAATCCATATATTGTTATTATTTATCAATTAGAAGTTATTAATAAAATGAACGGAACAACCTACAGAGCAATTATACCATATTATCTGTCTGATGGAAGTACTAATAATTTGAGAGCAAATTTAATTTTTCCTTTTGTATGTTTTAATGAAAAAGATCGTAACAATTTAATTTGTCCATACAATCAAACAAAAGCGACAGGATTATTATATAAATACTCGGCTGGTATAAATATAAAATTAGACTTACAAAGTAGTTCATCATCAACCGGTCCTACCGTAACGTCGACTGATGCACCTATGGTCTTTCCTAAATCTCCATCAACTGGTATAGATAGTGTTTTACCTAGAATGAAAAATCTTCTTGATTTTATCATATGTTTAATTTTTTCTAATAAACTTGATAATAATTTAATCGTATATGATTTATTATCGTTTAGACCTTTTAATAAAAGTGCTAAAAGTACATGGAATTATAATTTTAATGCAATCCCGATTAAAAAAGATCTACAGATTGAAAAAGATTTAGATTATAAAAGAAAAGAAATTTTAGAGTATTTAACTTTGTTTAAAAATGATATACAAATGTCTAATATATTTTCTACAGAAAAAGTATATGTTATACTTTCAAAAATTTCTATAAAAACTTTTAATCAAAAATATGGAATAGTATGTCACAAAACCGCTATGTGTTCAGGATTAAAAAACACAGCGAATAATAATTTCAAAAATTATGTTTCTATTTCTCATGAATTTTTTCAAAGTTTTGTAGAATTAAAAGATAAAATACCAAACCATTTTAAATCAGTGTTACTAAAATCAAATTTTTTTGTTAAAGATCAATCTATATTACAACACATAGATAGAGGTTTTGTAGGAAGTACATGTAATCCTGGTGCTAGCTCAGCATTCCTGTTTCAACCACCGTACCAAAAATAATATTATCACCTGAAAGTACAAGTGTTTGTGTTCGGAGATAGGACAACCGAGTTATCATAGATTGTTTATTTTAAAAAATGACTTTGTTAAAGACAATCTAAGATAAAATTAATGTAAATTAAATTTTTATGAAAAAGGCAAACTGTTTTAAATTAATAATTATATTATATGATTATAAATGGCATCATCAAGTCTAAATGTAAAAAAGCAAACTCAAAGTCCTTTAAAAAATGTAACTGGAACTGATTTCAAACCAATTTCTAAATCAACTCCTAAACCAAGTCCCAACCCAAGTCTTAATATTCCTACTCCTACTCTTGAACCAACTCCAACTCCAACTCCAACTCCAACTCCAACTCCAACTCCTGATGTTCAAACAAACCCATCAACAGAATTATTTAATCAAGTTTCTCCTCAAATTGAAAATGTTAGTGAAATGTTAAGGGAAAATTTGAATACAGGGGCAACTGCTAAAAAGTCACTTTTTAATAAAATACCTAATATTAGAGGAGAATTGGGTGGTAGAGGATCAATTCTTAATAAATTATTTTTATTATTTTTGGGTATAATAATAATAGCTGTATCATCTTCTGGTTATTATGTTAAAAAGCATTGTACTGACCCAAGTATCAAAATTAATTCAACAATTGTTGAATTTTTTATGGGCTTTGGAACAGGTTTAATATTTTATATAGTTTTTGATATGTTAAAAATTGTAAGTGATCCTATTATTGTTATATTTGGTTTATTTTTATCTGTTATAGGAAGTATGTATATCAATGTTTATAGTAAAATGAGTTCTGAATGCACTGAAAACACTATTGGACCTGAATTATCTATTGGTATTTTAGGTTGTGGTATAGGAATTATTACTTTTGCTTTATTATATACTGTCTTAAATTTTCTAAAAAATCCTATCATTAAAATGCAAATTATAAGTCTTATTACAACCATCTTTTTGATTATTATACCTTCAATAATTATAAATATGACGAATAAATGTTCTCAATATGATGATAATGTAGATCAAAAGACTCTTAGTTCATTAAAAACAGGTCAAATAATTACTTTGGTGCTAGGTCTTCTTATATTTGTAGGAATATGTATATCATTTGCTACTGGTATATAATTGTAAGTTATTTTTTTTAAAACTTTAAAAAAAATACCAGAAAGTGATCCTCCTAAGGACAAGTATAAATTTATCTTAATTAGACAACCTTTTAAAACAAAATTCTTATTTTTATTAGCTAGAGTCCATTTTGTCTTCGTCGTCGTCGTCGTCGTCGTCGTCGGAGGGCATTCTATATCGAAAAGATATTTTTTTTTTATCGGTATCAACTCCTCGTTTATCATTAAGGTTTTCATGTTTTTTCTCTATTTTTTGTGCAAGCATTTTGTGTTTATTTGGGGTCGGTTTAATTGGTTTTTTTGACACTCTATCTGATTTTGTTTGTACTATTTGTTCTGATTTTGTTTGTACTACTGGTGGTACTAGTGATACTATTTCTTCTGATTTTGTTTGTACTACTGGTGGTACTAGTGATACTATTTCTTTATCTACTTCCTTGCCTTTTTCTTGAACTATTTTTAACGCGCTTAACGGTATATTACCACAAAAAACAACTTCTTTTACAGTTGAAGCAGCATTTTTATTCCGTTCGCCACTCTGGCCAAGGTTCCCCATTCCAGAAATCCATCTACGTACTATCTCTTTATCATAAGCTGGATATAAATATAATTTATTATTTGTCAATTCATTACTACGTAGATCTAATATACCATCCATCGGATTATTAATATTTTTAAATTGTGTATAAACTGTTCCAACAGTATTTGAAGTATTTTGTTCTATTATACGGTCCGATAGTGGTATTATTATATCAATCTCCATCATAGCAATCAACATTTGTATGTTTATAGAAATAATGTATGGCCTAGGCTCACAAATAGGATACTCCTTTAATGTATGCAAATGTAAAGAAGCAGAAGCATATTGACTGCTTTTACCAAAAACAATCCATCGGGACACTGAAACATCTTGTGATCTTGTACCCATATGAGATAAAGATGTCATGTATCCTTGCCTTTTAATAGCTTCAAGATGTTCATGTGTAATACACCTATATAAAAATTTTTTTGAACGAATCTGGCGAGTGAATACTTCTTGAAATTCTAGTTCCTTATCAGCAAGCTGAATTGCAGGGTTATACATAAGGGTTTTAGTGAAATAGTTAAAAACTTTTTCTTTATCTTTTTCAACAACTAATTTGACTATACGTTCAAACTTCTGAGTGTCTCTTGGTAACTTCTGAGTGTCTCTTGGTGAATAATTATGACTAGACTTATATCTTATAGATTTGCGTTTTATAGACTTGTGTCTTTTCTTATTTCGACAAAGACGTGTAACTATATCACGAGTCCTTCCACTTCCACACTTTCGTTTACGACAGTAACCTGACTTACGGCTACGAAATTGACTCTTTTTACATTTTCTTGATTTACGAGCTCTTGATTTACACATAGAACGTTTTCGTATAGAACGTTTTCGTAAAGGTGATTTACGAACTCTTGATTTACGCATAGAACGTTTTCGTAAAGGTGATTTACGAACTCTTGATTTACGCATAGAACGTTTTCGTATAGGTGATTTACGAGCTCTTGATTTACGAATAGAACGTTTTCGTATAGGTGATTTACGAGCTCTTGATTTGCGAGCTCTTGATTTACGAGCTCTTGATTTACGCATGGAACGTTTAGGTGATTTACGAGTTCTTGATTTCTTTAACATTTATAAATAATAAATATATTAATTTTTTAATAAAAAGTCCAAACTTAACAACTTGAAACTAAGTATACATTTTTATATTCTTTTAAAATATTTGTTTAATAATAAACAAAATGAAAGATTCTACTAAGATTAGTATTATTTTTTTTATTACTTTAATAATGGGTATGTTATCAACTTTCCTATTATTATTATGGGCAAATATGTTTAAAACTGAATGCGAAAAAGTTGATGAAACTAAAGAAAATTGTTTACTTTGGAACGGAACTAAATGTGTTTATAAATGTAATAAAACAATATTACTAATTTTTGGAGTAACATTTTTGATAATTTTTATTGGTTTACTTTTTTATTTAAGGTATATTACAATGCCTATAAAAAAATTTTCTAAAG